GGAGCGCACTCTTCCCCCAAATCTCTTTGGCTTATGTATGCTGCATCTGATGTTTTGCTTAACACCTCTAAGGCTGAAGGTCTGGGCCTCCCGCTACTAGAAGCAATGTCAGTTGGGGGAGCGATCCCTGTAGGTACTAAGACTAGTGCTATTGTCGAACTTGTGGAGGAAGGTGGTGGCTTGTTAATTGATTGTGAATATGATTTTTGGGACGTATATGGTGACACTCGGCGGTGTTTTCCATCAATCAGCGATGGAATTAGTAAACTGCAAATGCTTTACGAGGCTTCAGATGACTTCCTAGACCATCTCCGTGAGTTCGGGAGAAGTTATGCGAGGAGTCGTTCTTGGGACTATACTCTGGAGACATTTTATGATATAATTGGGGCGGAAAGAAAAGGCTGTGTAGGAGATCGCAAGCCCCTTTCTTGAGGAGGCCATGAGTTTATTTATAGAAGCAGAGTGGGCATTATATGGTTTTCTAACTGGAACCGCAACACTCGTTCAGTCTCAAATTGCTGTGGAGATTACTGAAGATATGCTTGAGATTGGGTTCAATACTAGCCTCACATCTGCGGTGACTGAAGAGAGACATACCTGGCCTGGTGGCAGTTTATATCGAGGCATTCGCCCCCTCCAATTGGATAAAGATAGGGTTATAGGAATTGATTCGGTTATCCCTCACCACGACATCGGTTGTGAATTTGCAGATATTCAAACGACGGTGGGGGAGTGGATTCTTAAACATGCTGAGAGTGGTATCATTGAAATAAGGGATGATTGTTCTTGGTGTTGCCCTTGTGCGACTTGTACTTATGGTATAGAAGCCTTTGTGGTGGATATCACTTACACCTATGGATTTGGTTCTTTGCTTGATGCTGATGCCAGTTGGGGGAAGATAGTCCGTTTTTGGATCGCACAGTGGGCGCAACAGATTCTTAACGCGATGCTCGGCCTCCCTAGTATGATACTTCTGGGGGACATTAAATCTTGGTCAAGTATGAGTTATTCAGAGACCAGGGGTACTCTCTTTAAGACTGCTTTCGGGGATTCTCCTTTGGCTAATGCGATGTGGCAACAGCTTCGTGGATTATCAATTAAAAGAGCTATCAAATTTGGGGGAAGGCGATAGTGTTACTCTCTCTTAGTGATTTGTTTGTGCGGGTTTTTGAAGTTGCGGAACGAATTGATGCTAACCCTGAAGAGATTAAACAAGATATTAAAGATGCTATAGAGGCAACGAGGGGATATATCCCAGGTGAGGGTATATCGGTTCTGGCGACCCATGAGAGAATGAGAGAGGAAGGGAAATTATAAATGCTTCAAGGACTTAACGCTACGTGTACTATCCAGCGCCGCACTCAGGCTGCTGATGACGTTGTGGGTGGAGCCGTGATTTCCTTCGTGGATCTTTATACGAATGTTCTATGTAGGATTGCATCTATCAGACCTACATATATAGATGTGGCAGATCAAGGATTAGAAACACTTAAACCTTTTCAAATCATAGTCTGGCCCGCCAATTACAGCATCCGAGAGGGTGACAAATTTATTGTTACCAGTCCAGCAACGCATCCCCTTTTTAATATCGAGTTTCTCATAGTCTCTGTTATGATTGATTCCATTTCTCCTTCCGATGCGAGGGGTCATATTGAGCTGTACGTGAACCGATATGTGGAATCAAGGTCTGTTGCCTGAAATTTTTTTAGTCTAGATATGGACCAAAACGACCTTATTCGACAGGTTTGGTGAAATTACATGCCCAATGAAGTTACGGTCACAATACGAGGTGATATGGGGGAATATTTCCGAAGTATGAGAGAGGAAATTCCACCCATTTTAACCTCTTTAGCCCAAGCTACGGTGCAAGCAACGATTCCAAAAGCCCCTGGGAGATTGGGGTATACGTTGAGTGCTGATCCCGCTCGCCCTATCGGGCATAATGCCTGGGAATCTGGGATTATCAGCACCGACGCCGAAAAGTTCCATTGGCACGAGTTTGGTACGGGAATTCATAAGGAAAAAGGCGCAAAGGCAAGGTATCCAATAACAGCGAAACAATCTCATGGCAAATTGGCTTTTGTAAAAGAAGGAAAACTTAGGGTTATAAAAGGGAAAGGGGGTGCTCCTGCCATTGTAATGCATCCAGGTGTCCCAGCAAGAGGAATGCTGCGCCAAGCGATTAGAGAAATGTTACCTCCTTATATGGAAATGTTTAGAAGGCTTGGGATGAGGGTTCTTCCCACATGGGGTAGAGGATGATAATCAATTCTCAAATCCAGGAAGCATTGATCAGGAGATTGAAAGATAATACACAATATGGGATTCCCGCTCTTCATTTGGCACTTGGTATTGATGAGGAGGAGAAAATAAGGGAAAATCAATTTCAGGGGACGCAATTTGTTTATCCTGCTATACGAGTTAATCTCACTTATCTTAATCCTACAGAAAATACGCCGTGCAGGGATGATATCTTTAGATCTTATTTCTCTATTGTTTCTTTTAGTGAAGGTACAAGTAGCTTGGAAGCGGATACTATTGCTGGATTGGTTGCTGAGGCACTCGATGAGGAGATGCTTAATGAGACTACTTTCAGGACGGGGAATATAAGTCTAGGGAGTGTTAATGCCGCAATCAAAATCGGGCCGAGACTCTGGAGAGCAGAAACGTTCTTCAGAATATCAATCTACCAGAAAGTATCTTAGTGCCGCCGAGCAAGGTAGATGTCAGTGTGGTAGACTTTTGATTATCTTCGGAAGAGGCGGAATAACAATTAAATGTAAGCGTTGTAAGAATTTTCATTTCTTTTCTTGGTTAGAATTAGATCGCAGGCGAAGAAACCTACGAGGGTAGTCAAAATTGAGATTCTATGATATAATTGAGGATTAGAGATGCCAAAAAGAAGAAAGAAGAAAGATAAAAGAATAGAAGTCGTTCCCTCTGAGGGGGAAGAAAAATCCTCGCTTGAGGAAGAGATTCTGGGCGAGGTAGAAATTCCCCTCGAAGAGGAGATAGAAGAAGTTGTTTCTGAGGAAGAGGTTGAGGAGTTCTCTCCCGAAGAAGAGATAGAAAAACTTATTGAAGAATATAAAGATTCGATTGAAATTGTGGAAGATGTAGGACCTTCAATTCCAGCTGGTATGATACCAATTAGGTATCTCGGAGTACCAGATGTGTTCATAATTAAGGGACCTGTGACGGGGCGACGGTATCGTTTCACCACTAAGGATAGGATTTCTAATGTGGCCACTGAGGATTACGGAGGGTTACTCCAGAGAGTTAGGTCCGCACGCAAATGTTGTGGTCGGAAGGCAGGAGATCCTGGTAGAACTGTACCAGAACAGCCGTATTTTGGTCCTGCGTAAGAAGTAGAGGAGAAAGATGGCAGATATTGAAACAACCGATGCAACCCCCGCTGGAAACACATTTGCCTCAGAAGATCTATATATTGAGGGCGCACCTTATTTCTATTTCTCTGATCCTGGGGTGTACGCCCATGAGGGTGAGGATGCTCCAGGTGATGAGCTCTATTGGGGGTTAACTGGTACAGCCGAGTCACCAGTTTATGCCGTTGGTTGCTATGAGGAGTTCAGATTCGGTGATGACGTAACCATCAATGCCGTGCGCTGTGACACCATTGGTGATGCAGCTTTAATCCAGCGCAGGAACTTCATGTACGTCTCCTTCACCTTGAAGAGTATGTTCCCATTCAGTATCTTGAGTAGGATACTTAGGGGCGGTGCTGTTCATATGGAGGCGGATGAAGGGACCGAGGGATTCGGTTTCGGGGAGATAGATAATACTGTATTTTACAGAACCTATTTCAGCCGAGTTTATGATCCAACCGCAGGAGATTTCGTTGCTGTGACTGGACATAGATGTCAATTTGTTGATGCTTGGGAGATTGCAACACCTTGGGCTGAAGCATGGCGTGTTGGGATTACAATGCGATTCTTCGCCGATGATGATATGCCTGTAGCACAGCGGTTTGCAACTATGGTCCGATTGGATCCGTCTGAAATTTAATCTGTGAGGTAGATTAGGTGGATTTCTACGAGGCGATTAAACCTCGCTCCACCGAAATCACCCTCGCAGGCGAGCCCCGCATAGTAGAGAGGGCCAGACTTGGACGGTTCTTTCGGCTGGGCGAGCTGTACCGCAAATACCAAGAGGCACTAAGCAAGCGATCTACTCGTAGTATTGAGTATTTGCTTGATTATCTTGCTTTGTCTTCTAACATTTCCAGAGAGGAATGGGAAGATTGTTCCTCTCTGGAATTTGCTGACGGGTTTTTGCGTCTCGTAGAATTGAATAATGTTCGGATGGACCTCCCAATCTTCTCTGAATCTCAAGAGAGAAAAGAGAAGGTATATGAATATAATGGAAGGTTTGTAGCCACTTGGGTTACTAGATTAGCACGAATCTATGGCTGGACGGCAAAATATATTCTGAATCTGTTTCCCGAAGAAGCGGCCTGCTACATTCAAGAAGCTGAATTGCAGGAGTTCGCTGAGCGGGAATTTTTATATCGACTTAGTGATGTGGCTTATGCCTATGATAAAGGCACCAAGAAAAGTCGGTATATTCCTCTCAAGAGGCCAGGGTGGATGCTGGAGAAGAAGGAGGAGAAGGAAAAAGATATAAAGATTCCCAAACGCTATATCCCTCAAGGAATTGTTATTGATCTTGGGGAAAAATATAAACGGAAGAAAACATGAAAAAGAAAATAAGATATTTGATAAAGTGGCTTAAAGGAAGAAGGAACTATGCTCAAATTGGGGATCGAGAGATTGAGATTAAGCCCCTAAAAGCAAAGGCTACCCTTCAAGTCCTTCTATTAGTAGTGCCATATTTGCGGGAGATCTTACCTTCATTGATGGCAACAAAAGATTTAATGGAACCAGGAATATTCAGGGAAACAATAAAACAAACGATGCGTTCAATGGGTGAAAGTTTCCCGATGGATGTAGTAAAATTGTTTAGTATTTTTCTAGATGTAGACGAAGAATGGTTAGAGGAAAATCTTTATCCAGAAGGAATAGTAGAAACATTTGAGGTAATTATGAGAGTAAATCGTTTGGATGATTTAATAAGAGTTGGGCTCTCAATAGGAATGATTAGTTATGGGGATTTATCATGGCTGAACGTCAGACTATAACAGAACGAATCGCTCGTATTGTTTTTGAACTTGTCGGCGCAGAGGAAGTTGAGGCGCGGATAACAAAGGTTGACGCTGCCTGGACTAAGATGGCCACGAGAATGCAATCTAATCTTAAGTTGATGAATGAGTTATCTGCATCGTTAAGGACTATTGGGAAAACTATTTCTGGAGAAATTCTTCAACAGCTTCCCCAGACAACGAAATTCCTTGAGCAATTTGCCATCGCCGGTGAAAAAGCTGATATTGCGGGGCAGGAACTCAGTTTGTCCATGTACGTTCAGAGTGAGGAAGGACGAAAACTTGCCACATCTCTTGGCCTGGTTATTCCTAAATTGGAGAAAACCAAGACCGCGGGAGAAGAAGTAAAAGATGCTTTTTGGAAGTTGAATTCCGTTGCGCGCGCACTCCTTCGTGTCTTTGTGGCTTTTAAGATTCTGATCGGCGTTATAGGTATCTTCAGAGACATGGCTGTTGCTACAGTTGAATTACAAAGAGAAATGTGGAGCCTTAGAGTTATTATTTCAGGTGCGGGCCAGGAGATCGAAGGAGGTTTGGGTTCTTGGGATAGCTGGCTTGAAAGAATTCAGAGAATGCGAAGAGAACTCCCACTTATCAAGATGACAGACTTAGTGCGGGGGATGAAGACCCTGATAGTTACGTTAGATGATTTGGGCCTCGCTGCCGGAGAGATGGAATATATCATCCAGTTGGCAGGGGAAATGGCTATCATTATGGGATTGGATTTCCCAGCTTATGCTCAACGGGTTTCAACTGCCCTTCAGGGTCAAGTCCGTAATTGGGCGACGCTTGGTGTAAATGTAAGGGACTCAAGTGCGGCGTTAAGAGAATATAGCCAAGAATTAGGCTACAACTGGGATGAATTAAATAAACAGCAAAAAGTATTGCTTCGCACCTTGTTCCTTACCAAAGAATTCATCAGGATAACTGAGGAAACAGGAGATGTATTAGACGAAGAATGGGCAATCTCGGAAGCACTGCGGGCGAAGAGAGCGGACCTCATAGCCCAGCAACCTAAGTTAATCCAATTCCAGAATATGTGGAATCAACTTTTGATTCTTGGTACTGAGGTGGCGGCCATCGCCGCAGATGCTATTACTCGTTTCTTTGCTACTATAGTTAGTGGCATAGGCGCAGCCCTAGATACAGTCTTGCTATTAACGACGGCCCTCATGACAGGCGAACTGGGATGGGAAAGATTGCAATGGATACTTGATCAGTATGGTAAGACACAGGCTAAAATCTATGAGGACATAATCTCAGGATCGACAGTTTTGGAATGGTTGGGGAAGAGGCTTGGTGAAACAGGTGAGGAAGCGGAGGAAGCTGGCACTTCGTTTTCTGAACTTGAAGAAAGAATGAAATCATTGATTGATGCGGCAGCCGATACAGAGGATGCTTTCGATGATTTGGGAGATGTGCTCAGTAGGGCTCTTAGCCAAGCTCAAAGCGCGCTTCGCAGTTGGCGGCAAGCATTAGAACAAGCCCAAATCCAACTTTCTCGCCGATTGGCGGATATAGCACGGAACCTTGAACGGCGGTTGGCAGATTTAAGAGCAAGATACGAGGCTCGAAGGAGTCAATTACTTGAGAGATTTGAAGAGCGCAGGCGAAAAGTTAGAGAAGACGGGGCCGAAAGGGAAGAAGAATTACGAGAGGATCATAACAAAAACCTCCAGAGAATGGAAGAAGACCATCAGAGAGAGATGCGTCAACTTCGGGATGAATATCTATTGGATCTGGAGGAAGCGGCCAGGAAGCGTGATGCTATCTCAATGCGGCGGATTCAACAGAGATATGCCCTTGAAAAGAAACAAAGAGAAGAAGGATATGATGTCAATCGTCGCAGGGCAATAGAGGATTTTAAGGAGCAACTACAAGAACTCAGGGAGGCAATCCAAGAGCAACTGGATGAGTTGACGGATTCACTTGAACGACAGTTAGAAGAATTGAGGGAGAATTATGTGCGTCAACAGGAGGAAGCCCGCCGTAATGCTGAATGTCAACGGCAAGATGCTATCAGAAATTATCAAGAGCGCGAGGCTGACCTTTGGGAGAGTCTTCAGAATAGATTAGAGGCCATTTTAATTGGCTTAATGGAAGAGGAAGAGGAATGGGAAGGTACTTACGCTGAACTGCGAAGATTTCTCGATGAATGGTATGAAGGTGATCTTGGAGCCTTACGAGAATGGTTGAATAGAAGGTTAGCTTTATTACAACAACACTCAGGTAGTCCTTATGGCCCACCCCCTCCTCTCCGAGTCCATCCTTTGCTCACGGGTTTTGGTCTTCCAGAATCTTGGGGGCTTGCGGCAGGGGGAATAGGAATTGCCAGAAGACCTACTTCACTTGTGGTTGGAGAAGGTGGTCCAGAAATGTTTGCCGCCTGGCCACTCGGTCAGAGAATGCCGAGAACAGGTGTAGATATTAGACTTACTATAGACGGTGAACAGAGAGGGGCGTGGAGCGGGGACTTTGAAAATAGTGTTCTCAGGGTTATGCGGTCTGTGCTTGAGGAGGTTCTATAAGGAGGAGATAAACAATGAGCTTCAAAGGTAAGAAACATACATTGGAGACCCGTCGAAAAATATCTGAGAGTATGAGAGGAAAGCGTTGTGGTAAAGAGAATCCTATGTGGGGAAAGGATTTCTCACGAGAACATCGGCGAAAGATAAGCGAAGCGCTTACAGGTAGGAAGCGTTCACCAGAGCATTGCCGTAATCTAAGTGAATCTCTTCAGGGCAGGAAGCACACACCAGAAACCAGGCGGAAGATGAGCGAGGCTCATCGAGGACAAACACTCTCAACGGAAACTCGTCAAAAAATAAGTAAGGCCATGAAAGGCAGGAAACTTTCGCTAGAACATCGCCAGAAGATAAGTGCAACTCTGCGGAATGGAAAAGCTCCAAACTTGGGGAAGCGGGGGAAGGATGCTCCTTCCTGGAAAGGTGGACGCATACGGACTGGCCAGGGATATATTCTTGTCTATAACTGTGATCACCCCCATGCTAGTAAGCGAAGGTATGTTCCTGAACATCGCCTTGTGATGGAAAAATCTCTTGGTAGGTATTTAGAACCTTATGAGATTGTCCACCATATCAATGGTATTAAGGATGATAATCGTTCAGAAAATTTAGAATTGGTGGTACAAAGAAATCACAGGGGCGAATTACGATGCCCACATTGTAGGCGGATATTTAATGTTCAATAAGGAGATACTATATGCCCAGGTATCCTGACCCAATTGACGGTGTTTTTAACTATATTTGGATGGATGGTGCTCCCCTGTCCAAATATCCGATTAGGACAACGTGGAGACGGCAGCAGATTGGGCGAGTGGGGAGCAGAGAACTCCGCTTCTCGGCTTATATGTCTGTCGTTCTGGAAATCGGGATATGTGATGAAACTGAGCATAATCAACTCCACGATTTATGGACAGATGGAGGGTTGCATACAGTAGTTATGGCTGCCCCAGATGATGGGACTCATACAACCTACACGGGAGTAGCAATTGATGAAGTTTCGGCGAATAGGGTCGACTGGTACTATGAGAACACTAAGATGATTTTGTCGGGGATATTGAGACCGTGAAACTAGGTAGCAAACATTCCGAAGAAACTAAGCGGAGAATAAGTGAGAGTAAGAAGGGCAAGAAATTGCCGCCGTTTTCTCCAGAGCATTTACGGAAATTGAGTGAGGCCCAAAGAGGCAACCAATATAGACGGGGTAAAAAACACTCATTGGAGACTCGGCGGAAAATGTCTGAGCGCATGCGAGGTGAGAATAATCCTATGTGGGGAAAACATCATTCCCCAGAACATCGGCGAAAAATAGGTGAGTCTCAGAAAGGCGAGAAGCATCCCAACTGGAAGGGTGGGCGGACACGGAATGGTATAGATTATGTTTTAATTTTGAGACCAGGTCACCCCAGGGCTTCCCCTAATGGCTATATTTATGAACATCGTTTAGTAATGTCTGAGTATCTTGGTCGCTACCTTGAATCTTGGGAAATCGTCCATCATAGGAACGGTATCAGGGATGATAATCGTAAGGAAAATCTAACGCTTTTTCCTTCTCAAGCGGAACATTTGGCCTTTCATCGGGAGAATGGGGATATATAAATATGCCAGAAATGAGTGTTGGTGATCTTGCCAAGTTAAGACAAATGCGACAATGGTCTCATATTTTTATGGTCGTGCATAAACCGAATACAATGTTCACGGGGACGATAGACTCACCTGACATTGCCAAGGGGGAACGTTTTATTCCATTTGATAATGGTGGTCATTGCCTGGGGTATAATTCAACAATTTTTGTATTGGATACTTTCACTGATGGCAATGGTACTTCGCTTGATGCTCATACACCAGATATTGATGTAGTGGGGGGTGGGTGGGCGGAGTTACAGGGGAATTCAGATATTCAAGGTAATGAGGCAAATATTCAAGGGGTTCCTGCTCTAAATGCGATAGATTCAGGCATTTCTGATGGAGTTGTAGCAATAGATGTGACAACTGCCCCACCAGCCCCCGCCGCCCAGATGGGTCTTGCTTTTCGCTGTCGAGATGCGAATAATTTTTGGTTCTGGGTTGTTGATTTAAATACTGGTGGGGCTGAATTGGCATATTATCAGGGTGGTGTGTATCATTCTGTTTGGACTTCACTTATCGGGATAGAGGCTAATCATACTTATAACCTAGCGGTCAAACTCAGGGAGCATTCCATTGATTGCTATATTGATGGTGTGTGGTATACATCGACAGCCAATAGTTTCAACAAAACCGAGACTGAACATGGAATGTATTGTGGACAGATTGGTATCCGCTTCGACAATTTCGAGGTGTTTGAGATTCACTTTGATGACCGTCATACTACCCTTTGGGTTGGGTCTTACGCTGGTGGAAGGGATATTGGAATTATTAGAGTTAGAAACATTATTGTTTCTTGGCCTTATTCTGGCTTCATTGAGGTTGCAGAGAACGCTGATATTCTCTGGGCGGATAATCTTTATTTAACTGTTAAAGATGAACATAGAATCTGGCCCAGGTTTCCGAGAGTTGAAGTTGAAGAGGGTGAAGTTACTTGGTGGAAAGATTATAATATTGCTCATACCAATCAGACTTACCAAGAACCTCCAGTCCCTATTATGGGACCTCCTGCTTGCGCTTTTCTGGACGAGGCTACAGATCAGGTTACTCTTCGCTTTTGGGGCGAGGATAGCTACTCCCCCAGAGAAACTCCTCTTGCTACTGGTACGTGGACTTTCCCTCATGGTACTCCCGCAACCGCTAATACCTTGGGGACAGAGGTGGCCCCTCATCAAGTGACGTGGGATACTCCTGGGGTTTATATGGTTCGGCTTGCTATTACTGATGCTAATGAGGAGGTTTCTTATGGTTATCGCCCCGTATTCATTTTAGACCATGCAGAATGTTCTAGTGGCCTTTATCCAGCAGATGACCTTTTCCCAGCAGAAGATCTCTATCCGATGGGTAATCTTTATTGTTCAACTATGGATGCCCAGGATTTTGAAATTCGTGGGATACGAGGTAATTTCTCTACTGGTGGGTGGACAGCAAGTATCAGGGTTTTTAGACAGGCAGATGTAGAAGATTTCCCTGAAGGGGCCATGTTAATTATCTTTGCGGAGGATTGGTATGAAGGAGAACAAGTAAGCATAGGAGGGTATGGCCATCGGGAGAATATTGTTTTCGTGGGTTGGATAATAGCCGATTCTGTTCGCAAGGAGCCCATGACTGGGGAAATCACATTCTTGGCCCATACTGTGGACGGAGAACTGCGAAATTGTCCAGCGTTTTCTGTGGGGGTGGAAAGGGTAACAGATACACCAGATAATTGGTTTGAAATCCAAGACATGACTCTAGACTTATCAGGATTTTATATTGGATATTGGCATTCCACGCTTTATGAAGTGAGTGATGTTCTTGAAAGTGAGGATACCAGAGCAGTTAAATATATGGACATTCCCCAGTCCAACCTTTATAACCAATTAGATAAAGGCAATTTCGCCGAAACGATTTTTGCTCGCGCTCTCTCTGATCGCCAATCGAGATTCAAGTATGACGTTAATCCTCAATACCTGGTAGCATCCAAACGAGATGCACTAGATACAATTATGACTATCCAGGATGAGGACTGGCTAGGAAGGGTAGAAATACAAGAAATTCAGGAGAAACGAATCTCTTGGGTGGATGTATCGGGGGTAAGAGTTGCTCCTTGGGAGAGGAGTTATGGTGTTTATTCTATAGCTCCAGGGGATGTACCCTCTCCTGATGGTGCTTTCAAACAACTTACCAGGCTAGTGGCGGATGACCAAGCCGATATGAATAGATTGGCGGGGTTTACCTATGCTAATCTGAATAAGATGCACCCCCAACGAACAAGCGGGCTTTTCCGTGTTAGAGTGCCTCTCATGGGGAATTATCGAGTCTTTGATTTACATCCCCAGGAATGGGTCTTATTTCCTTCTCTTGATACTATGCGAGAAGGGTTAGGACCTGGACACGAGACGGGAACTCCCTGGCCTACTGGAACGCGATTTATTCCTAGAAATATAGACATTGGATTCCAGAATGAACTTGGCGCTTTCATGGTTACTGCGGATTTGGAGCCTGAAACAACAGGCACTTTGGGGGAATCTGTAACTTGGCCTGGGCAACCAGGGACGGGGGGGCAAGCAGCCATTGTGTTACAAATGACACAAAACCTGAATGGTACTGGGGACGATATTGATGTAGTTTTCATTAGTGAGGATCTCTTTGCTGATAGTCCTACGTGGGCACAGAGACATAATGGGTTGCCCTGGTTTCCAGTCGCGGGGGCTAATTTTGATGTTAATACTTTGAGGATTGACCCCTTTAATTCAGGTAAGGATGATGGAGACATTGTAGCACTTCTTGGTCTTCGCACTTCTGCTAATACTTATGCAGGCATCTATCGCAATGCTGATTTAGGAGATGGTAGTGTCTCTTGGGTGGCAGTATTGACGGGTGCTAATGTGCTAGCTCAATGTTATGCTGGTGCGGGAACTATCAATGACTGGCATGTTATTGATATAAGATTTGACCCCACAACTGAAGGATGGGCCTATGCCGTGTTATGGGTTGACCATTCTGGTGATGCGGGACAAGGAAAAATCTGGGGTTTCGAGACGTTTGATCACGGGCTAACCTGGACTATGGTAGTTGATATAAGCGTTTCAAGCGGCGGGGCGAGTAACGATATTTATAATGAGCGAGAGAATCTTGAAATTATGGCCCCCATAGACCCTAATTATATGTACTTAAAGATCAAACGGGGGGCTAACCACTACTGGCTTAGGTCTGTCAATAAGGGTATGACCTGGGCTGTAAGGGCGGGAGGCCCTGGTACGAATGACATAAGCCTGCAACCAGGGCAAGGGAGTGATGATGCCTACTATGACCCCGCTGGGAGTGGTTGGTCTCTCACCTACCTCAGCCAAATGGGGATGGATCTTCCTGGTAATAAATATTCTTTTGGTATTCGATTCCCTAACGCTGGTCTTACACAAGGAGCCACAATTAACTCCGCTGTTTGTCATATCAAAGCATTTCCAACTGGACAAATTGCTAATGCACTAACCGTCCGAATTAGAGGAGTTGAGGAAGAGTTTTTGCCAACATTTACCACACGAGGGGCGTGGGACGCTTGGGGACGAACCGCCGCTTTCGTAGACTGGTCTCCGCCCAACTGGGCTCCTGGGGTTGTTTATGACACCCCCGATTTAACTGCAATTATTCAAGAACTTGTCAACCAAGCAGGCTGGGACTCTACTTGTGCAATTGCCCTAGACTTTAAATTAACTGTAAGTCCAATGGTTGTAATGCGAGTGGCTTATCACTATGAGAGTGTTCCCGCTGATACTCCCATTTTAGACATTAACTATGATTATGCTACTGTAACTGAAGGCCCAAGTAGACCAGTCGCACTTGACCCTATCCACGACAGGGAAACTGTGGGGGTCTACTGGTATCAAGCTCCCCCCGAAGCCGAAAGGACGGTGGATGGTTTTGGAAGCACTTATAGTTGGTTTGGCCCTCTGGGTGCAGGGGATGGGCCAGTATCGGGATTGGTGGCTCTCGGTGCTCATAGCCCGCTCGTTTATATTACGACAGTAGAAGGTGTAGATAATAATCCTGGCCCACAGACATTCCAATCTTATCTCTATGTTAGCCAGGATGGAGAAAACTGGGGGGCTCAGATTCTACTTCCCTGTGCAATTGCTCAATCCTTCGACGCTTGGCCTTGGATGATAAGCGGCGAGACACTAATGTATCTGGGTAATAGAACAGGTGACTCTGTTGGTACTGTGGATCATGTCCCGCTTCAGTTCTGGATATCAGAACTAACTGGAGAAGAAAGTTCCTGGATAGATAAGACTGGGAATCTCATTGACCTTTTGGTTGCCTTGAACCGAGGGTATGATCGTCTCAAGAGAATCAGACCCCTCTACCTGTAAGGAGAAATAAAAGTGGGCGAAAGAGAGAAGGTCGTACGGCTTCTACGGAGGGGGTTAGCCCCCGCATTTAAGGCCGTTCTGGGGCGCGGAGACGGTGTTGTGGCCGTTCCTGGTAGGCCAGGGTATGTATGGTGTCGCAAATTGGGGAGAACTGAACTTCTGATAATAGCTTATAACAGGAGTGGTTCTACTAGTGAGGGAACAACTGTTCTTGTTAAAGAAACTACTCTTGAAGGAGCCACAGGATATGAAGTTATTGATTTATTTGTGGCCGCATGATATAATGAGGAGAGAATATTATGCCCTATCCACGAACCGATTGGACAAACTTAGTACCTCCACCTCTTAGTGCAACCAACCTGGATAAGATAGAGGCTGGAATCTATCATGCCCTTGCCCATTCTGGTGGAATTAGAAACACGGCGGAATTTTTAGATGAGAACCCTGGTTCCACAACAGGAGGGCTTGCAGAAGCAATAGCCGATCTTGGAGGTTCCCCTGGTGTTGTTTTTGTAGCTCCCCACAACCATCCGATAGATGTTAATTATGCTGTTCCCGCAACTGTGCATCTCATGGTAGGTAGGGGGGGAACTTTTACTATCGCCAATGGAGTAACTCTCACCATCAACGGCACGATTGAGGCGGGGCTGTATCAGATATTTAGTCTCGTTGGAACTGGAACTGTAGTGTTTGGAACTGGGGTGATTACAGAAGTGTATCCCGAATGGTGGGGGGCCACCGCATCCGCTGGGCTCCAAGAGGGATATGATGCCTTACCAATATAGGATGTGACATGCTCTTAAAATTCAGTAGACCCAAAAAGATATACCTTATACCAGCCGATATGCCTTTGTCGTGGTTCGCCAAGTTGCATGGGATGTTGCGGGGCAAATATTACATCAAATGTGATGGGGTTCGTGACGATGTGTTCTTTAACGAGGCTTATGAGTTTCTTCCCAAGAATCCAGGTGGCGAACTTAACTTGCAGGAAGGGGAATTCCAATTCTCAATCGTTGGTAGCGCAACTGCTCCCTCGTATTCAACGACTAGAGGCAGTGGCCCCAACGCAACCGTGCGGAGGCCCAATAACAGCACTTATAATGGGCCGCTTATCAAAACCGCCGATGGTGCAACTGGCGTCATCTTCGAGAAATTCTTGCTAGACGGGAATTGCTTGAATCAAGACAGGGTGGCTTTTCCTAATCAGGGCAACCTTCGGTTTGTAAATGCCACCGATAGTAAGGCTGTAGGGGTTTTCTCTATCGCGGGGACGAACTATGGAATATATCTTAGCGGTTCTGTGGGTTGCGAGGTTTTACATTGTGTTGGCCATGACCACGCTGGAGATTTTGGGGCGAGTGGTGCCCCAGGTATGTTCATAGGCGTCCATCGTGGGTCAGATAATGTCATCGCCAATAATATCTGTCGAGACAACGAGGATGATGGCATTGCCATATCGGAATCGAAGCGATTTACCGTTGCCAACAATGTCTGTTTCGGCTCGACAGTTGCCAGTGGGATCGAGGTTTATTGCGGCGACCTGAATTACGAGGCTGCCGACGGTGTAATTGAGGGGAACGATTGCTACGACAATGCAAGGGCTGGGATAGAACTTCTTCACGGCGGGACAGCCCTATATGATAGTATTCATGGGCTTACAATATCGGGCAATACTCTTGTAAATAATGGCACGCACGGCCTCTGGGCCAGGGGGGTAAAACTTACCATTGCCAAGAATGTAGTAGCGGCTAACGTAGACAATGGCATCTGCCTTTTCAACTGCGAAGACACGCCGGTTGAGGGGAATGTCGTGTACGACAATAACACGGGCAACACGGCGGGGTATTCGGGCATTTTTCAATATACCGTTGGCATAACTATATACCGCGTAAGCATTCAAGGAAACACGATCACCAACGCGGCGCCTGGCCGTCAGAAATACGGCATAAATATCGCCGATGCTGGTTGTGCGGACACCGTGATCGGCCCCAATACTTTTAATGGGAACGAAACCGCGCCTATCAATGATGCTGGCACGCGGACGAAATTTGTTCCGACGGGCCAATGTGCTCGAGTTTACCACGATGCTGACCAATTGATTGCCAATGGTGCCTGGACGGTTCTGAATTTTAATTCAGAACGGTTTGATAACGACGACATTCATGATACTGTCGTTAATAATAATAGGTTGACTTGCAAAACTGCTGGGATATATGAGATTACTGCCCAAGTTCAGTTTGCAACCAATGGGGCCGGGGAGCGGTTCTATATGATTCGACTTAATGGCGCAATTGTAATAGCAGATACCAAGCATAAAGCGATATCAACTGTTGCTACTCAGACTGGGATGACCCTTACGACACTGTATCAATTATCAGTCAATGATTGGGTAGAGGTATTAGTCTATCAAAACAGTGGTGGCGCACTTAATGTTGTAACGCTGGCTAACTATAGTCCAGAATTCATGATGGTAAGGGCAGCATGACTTTCAAAGAAGACATCGAAGAGGGATGAACAATGAGCAAATATAGCAAAATGATAGTCAGGATAGACGATTAGATGGATGAAACGAAGATTCACCAAGACTGTATCATAGTGAGGATTTCAAAGCGGGACATAACGTCATAATAGATGAGGGATGCGTCATAGGAAATAACGTGATGATTGATTCCAATTCCTGCTTGGCCAGAAGAACGATAGTGGGAGATGGGACTTTCAAGAAAGACACCAAAGGGAGAAACCTTAAAATTTGTAATTACTGCTTGCAATTCCTTTTCATTGTGGTATAATAGTACCTGGAGAACAACCTCGTGAGGAACGAAGAAGTCGTTAAACTAATCCAAGAGTATCACGAGACACGTATTGAGAACCTGGAAGGCCATGTTGATACCTTAAACAAAGAAGTGGGTAGAATTGACGGTAAGATTGATGGGTTATGTAAAGTAATTGATAACAATAACTTCTGGCTCAAGGTAATTGGCATTGGCACACCAGGAACTACATTTGTGTTGTGGATAATAATCCAGTTGATGGAAAGATATTAGGAGGAAAAATTTGGTTCGACACACTCCCGTAAGAGGTGTCGTTTTCTCAGATACCCATTGCGGAAGCATTCTTGGCTTATTGCCGCCCTCCTACAAAGTCCCCGATCCGCAGTCCCTCAATCTCAATGACGCCGAATATGAACATATCTGTCGACGAACCTTGTTAAATAAAGGTCAAGCCTATCTCTGGAAGTGCTGGGAAGATGAATGGGATTGGCTACCAGAGAAGAAATTAAACTTTGCTGTCCTCAATGGAGATGGTCTTCAGGGACCAGCAAAGAGAAATTCCAACGGTCTCTTTGGCCTTGTAAGCCCTAGACCTAGTGTGCAGGCTTCAATCCTAGAACAAGTAATTGTTCCTATCAGACATCGTTTTGAGGATTTCCATATTGTCGCTGGGACTGAATGGCACGAGGGCGAGTACGGTGAATGGTTAGCCCAACTAGCAGAGAAAACAACTATAGATGCAACGCCCTACCCATCTGGAAGGCTCGTGGAGGATATGTTATTCCTAGATTGGGAGGGTGTCCTTTTAGATATTGGGCATGATATCTCTTACTTTATGATTTATCGAGGGACTCCCCTCGAACGAGAGATGAACTTCGCTCGCATAGATGAAGCTCTCGTGGAGGGAGCCCCAGACGCTATTATCAGAAGTCACATCCACACTTGGAACCTCTACAGAAATAGACATGGATGGTCACTTACAACCCCAGGACACATGCTTTCCATTAGACATGCTAGGAAGAGAACTAAAGCAAGAGGCCGAATAAACGACATTGGTCTGGTTTACCTTGAGATATACCCAGAGTTAAAGGGGAAGGAAGATGATTATATAGTTGTGAAAGTGCGTAGATATAACCATCCCAAATACAAAGCAATAAGGAGGGAAAGGGAGGTACCTCGTGGTTAAACCACAACCTGACTTTGCTCTTGATGAACTCGTTAAAACGCTTGAGGAATTGACAGAGGAGGAAGAAGACAGTCAAGGATTCTTCACTACTACAGAGATTTGTGAGAAAATGGGATATGGACGGGAAAAGGTTAGATGGTTATGGAATAAAGCGAGAAAGGAGGGAAGATTGGTAATAGGATCAAAGAGAGTTCGATTTATAGACAATAGAGTATGTGATATAACCGCTTATAAAATAAAACCTAAAGAGGAGGAAAGGAAATGAGTAGCGATCTGGTTATCTTTGGTGTTGCAGTCCCAGTCCTAATCATGGCACTTGTGCAATTTGCCAAGATTCTGGGCCTAGAGGACGATAAGAAAAAGGCTGTGTTGTCTGTTGGGTTGGGAGCCGTAATTGGGTTAGGGGCATATCTCCTATCCATTTTCCCAGAAGCCAAGCCGTTGGTGGAATCCATATTCTGGGGTCTCATCGCTGGGTTGACCGCAGGCGGACTCTATACTGCCCAAAAAGTTTTACGAAGTTAATCCACCGAGACCGAAATGGAAAGTTTGCCCGAATATGAAGATGCAGAATGGTTGCGTCAGAAATACTGGGGTGAAGAATTAACTCTTGCACAAATGGCAACCATTGTCGGCGTTGATCCCAACACCGTTCTAAACTGGATGATTAAACATAATATCTCTAGGCGTTCAAAAAGTGAGGGGCGGCGGGGCGACAAAAACTCAAACTGGAAAGGCGGACGACGGAAGAGCCAAGGTTATATTCTCATCTACGCTCCAGATCATGTCAACTCAGATAAGAGAAATTACATTCTTGAACATCGCTTGGTTATGGCAAATCATCTGGGTCGCCCCCTGGAATCCTGGGAGATTGTGCATCACAAGAACGGGATCAAGGACGATAATAGAATTGAGAACCTAGTGCTATTGCCCCAGCAAGCGGAGCACCGAAGTCTACAAGCACTTGCAGTAGAAAATCGCAGATTGCAATCGGCTCTCAATTGGTTCATAGCTTTATGGTTATTTAACCATTAACTTGGTGGCCTTCGGGTCATCGTGGTTCACCTCCTTTTTGTCGCAAAGAACCCTCTCATTATCTAATTATCAGGAGGGTTCTTTGTTTACTATAAGTATTGAACTATTCTAAAAGCCTGTCAATGGCTTCTCTCAATCTTGAAAGATCTCTAAAGTCCTCATTAACAATTCTATCAAGATCTGATTGAATTTGTGTAGTTAATCCTGACACTTCATCTACTCTTATCCGCAACTGTTTATATTTGGCTTCCCAATCAGGGGCGGGAACTTCAGCTCCTTGTTCCAAATCAACGTCCCAGAAGAGATTATACTTTGGCACAAACCTCCTGAACCAAACATTGATAATCCAGTCTTCCATTGAGGGCCAGTAGGCACCGCCAGTATAGTAATAGTATGCACCTCTTAGATTTCCATTAGCGGAGTTCAATTTACTTTTCAGTTTCCTTAACCCCTCAATAATATTCGTATAAGGATCTTTTAATTGTTCTATGGTTTTATCTGTGTGTTCTGCTACAACACCACAGAGCCCGACGGCGTGGAGTTTACGCCCCGTAGGTATGCCATCCTTCTTCTCATCAAATTCATTCACAAAGTTGGGATCACAGGGATCCTTTTCATTGGCAATAATAACCGCCATCACCTTTGCTGGCGAGACAGGAATCCCCTTGTAATCTGGAATTGGCACATTATAATCCCTAGTTGCCCTTCCCACTTCTTTCTTGAATCTAGCCACATCAGGTCTAACATTCTTCCAGACATCCATTGGTTTCTCCTCCCAATATACTTGCCCCTCTATCAGCTGACCTAATTGGGGTAGTATCGGCCCCACATGATAGCCACCCGTATTCCATTCACTTTCTCTGCCTGCATAGCAGAAGGTATGGTGGGAAAAAACCCCTGGCTTGTGGTAGGTGTCATCGTGGGCGGCTTGGTGTGCCTGAATATATCCTTTGTCACTTAAAATGTTTTGATACCCATAGGGCTCGCCTCGCATCGGGTCGCCCTCTGGGAGTGCGTTCGTCCATATCTTCCCATCCAAGATTCCCTCGCCGATGATGACGGGGGGAATCTGGTCAAGTGTTCCCATTATTTGACCTATTCGGTCAAGTTGATGCTCCCAGTGCCCTATTCTCCATTTATAGCCCTGATCTCTGGAAGTGAAGACCCAGGGCCAATCATACTCATTGAACCCAAGCGCATCTACATAAGGTAACGCATCTGCATATATCTCCCACAGCCCCAGGTTGCCCTTGAGGATATGAGATTCGGAGAAGCAGAAGTTCATGGAGAGGAAATCATAGGCGTGCATAACATCTGCAAAGCCATATTCTAAATTTGTCAGCTTGCGAGCATCACCAGATGACCCTATCCAAGGAAATCCAGGCTCATTATAGGAATGTCCCATTAAAGGATTTGGCATATCCTCGAAGGGAAAAAGGCACTTGACAACACGCCACGGTAGCGGTTCCTTCCCCTCCCCTATCCCATCTGGCCAAGAGCGGAATATCCAGAGGGTCTTAGGCGAGGCATCCATGGCCCTTCGCATGGCATCTATCTCATTGTCCTCCCAAGGACGCCCTGGCCTTGCCTGGCCCCGCTCGTTTACCACGATTATGCTAACTGGTTTATACTTTGCGACCCAGTTCAAAACTTCATCGTGAACTCCGATAGAAACTAGGCTAAGTTTTGGGAGTCCCATTTTTCATTTCCTCCTTCATAGGACAAATTGCTTCATAAAACATTTCATCCCTGCGCTCCCCTTTATGAGTACGAGCAGGCCGATTGCATACAGAACAGTAATCCATAAATTTCTTTTGAAAGTAAATAACTCTAATGAGCCTTCCTCGGTCATGCCCACAAGAGAGTCGCTGAATCGCTTGGTAAGGATCGAAACTATAGGCAACCAGCCCACAAGGACATTCACATTTCCAGGCCAGAAGGGGATAAGGCATTGGTTTTATCTCTCTGGTCTTTCTTTTCATCCCCAGACCCTTATCATACTATTCAAAACACTTCTCATCGTCGCTACGGGCTTCTAAGGGGCCTCTCCCCCGCCTAGATTTCGCATAGGTTGCCTTCTAGGAGGTAGACGATGGGGTTTCCTTCTCCAGTTTATCAAGTGGCATTAACTTATCAGAACACTCATCACAGAAATAAAGCGCCCGAAACATTGTCGGCATGGGCCGCGAGAGTTTCCCCCCACACTTACAACAATCTTTAACAAACGGCTCTCCTTTCCCATACTCCTCACAGCTCATTTTCTTTCTCCTTTAGATAAACCAACCCTTGGCAGATCGCATCTGCCTCATGCTGAGATAAATGTTCATTCCCCGTCCATTGGCGGGCATAAGCAAGGGCTCCTTGTTTTCCTTTTATTTTTAACTTACTTCTTACACTAAGAACATTCATCTCTTTAACAGGGATATCAGATTCATAAGCAGACATTTTGATAATCCCACATATTTCTCCATTTCTAGTAGAGCGGAAACGACCAAAGGCAGGCTCAATGAGCATTATACCAAAAGTGTGGCGGAGTTTCAAATTCCAGAGATGACTCCAGAGTGATTTGTATCTGCCCGCCTCACCAAGATCTTTCTGGAAATCCATTACTCCACTTTCAAGAAGTATACTGTGAAAAACGCAGGGCAATTCAATAGGAGGATGAAGGACTGCCCACCCCAGTTTCCAGCCTGGGTCGATACTGAGAATGGTTCGGGGAATTACCTCTATCCAAGATATCTCATCTTCAGGTTTTATCTTAATCGAAGATTTTATTTCCATTTCTTATCTCGAAGGCCCCAAAGAAAAATATAGCCCGCCGCCACCGCTAAATACCCTTTCCATTTCTTTTTCCTCCTGTAGTTATTTAACATCTCAACGATTTTATCATAGAACTCATCTGCTTCCAAATCCTTGAAGGTATCTGGTCCATACTTGGCTTCCCCGAATTTGAGACTGTCCCATATCTCATGGAAGAATATCTTAAATTGGTCTTTGTATTCCATTAGAGGCATTTCCTTCTCCTTAATATAGGGAATCGGCAGGAGCACCAAATATAGTCTCAGCCCATTCAATAGATGATGAATTTTCATTGAGGGGACGATTAGGCGCAAAATCGGGAGCATATTTCAGTTCCCCTACCAGTACGGATTGTTCTTTGGTTAGTTCCAGGTATGCATCTGCTTTCTTTCCACATGCTGGGCAAACATAAAGGATTGATGTTCCCAGCAATTTTTTAGTTCTGTTAGAAACTTGTATGTAATCATCCTCTCCACAGACAATACATCCACATCTTAATAATTCCATTATAGAGCCTCCTTTATTGTAAAGACCGCACCAAGAGCACCAAAAAGTGCAGGGCGACTCTCCACTCTTTTTTCTATATACCAATCCCAAAGTATGTCTGCCAATCTTAATTGTGATGCCGTTGTTACATTCTTAAATTTCTTGATGATCCCACTTTTTAGGGTACATATAACGAGGGATGGTTCATATTGTATATAGATCTTTCGTTGAAGTGTTCTTTCTATCATAATATCTCCTCATAATATGCCTTCATTAAATCTGACATTAGTTCCCAAGGTGCTATAGCAAAACATAGTGGGGAGCGGGCATTATCATCCAGACAAATCTGGAAGATTCCAATCCGATTACTGTCTATTGCTTTGTCGAAATGATCTTCCAACATTGAGCGGCGGAGGGTAACTTGTTTCTTGGCTGTCGTTTTCCCTTCAATCAGGAAACCATCGGCGATGAGTCCCTTAGTGGGCGGGCCTTTAACATCTCCTTTGGCTTGCCATCGGGCTCCACTTGCGGGTTGTCGTTTCCCACCAGTTTCCTTGGCTATTCGTTCCTCTTGTTTCTTACTCTTTTTTGTCATTTCCCTTTTTCGAGCAATCACATAAATGACCATCAATTTCATCTGACTTTTTGGGAAAGGGATTTATTTTTATTTCCCCAACTTTTCTACTTTCACCCGGTGACATTTGTATCCAACCACCACATTGTTTGCAAGTTTTACATATAATCATTTCTCCTCCATTTTCTTTCTTACCTCTAAATATAGACTCTCATATATCTCTGGGTCTTGTAACAGCTCTCTGAATTTGGATGCTCTAATCTTATCCCCTTTATATTCAATCCACCCTCCCCCTGATGTTGGAAGAACCTTAAACTTACGGATAGCCCATATTAAATCTTCAATGAGATTAAACTCTCTCTTAACAAATGAGAAATCTACTTGTCCTTGACGGAAGGGCGGGCCAACCTGACTTTTGGCAGTTCTAAATTTCATAGTGTAGCCAATTACATCCTTGTCCTTATCCTTTATCCAACTCCCTTTCTTAACTTCTAATCTGATACTAGTAAGATGTTTAATCTGCTTGCCCCCAGGTTGAATCTGTTGCCCAGGGATGAAAGAACCAATGGCATCTCTCATTTGATTGATAAGAAGAACAGTCGCTTGATCCTTTCGATTAAGACTATTCCAGATAGGAAGAGCCTTATTCCATACTTTAGCAGAGATAGCAATAGTCTTCTTAGTAGCGGGGGCATCGGCAACCTCTTTCATTATAATGGAGGGGACAGAATCAATTACAATAAGCACTTTGCGTTCTTGGTTCTCAATAAGAGATGATATAAGTTCAATAAGAGTATCCCCTATATTGATATTTGAGACCATAACTTTAGCCCTATCCACACCCAAATAGGAGGCAAACTTGGAATCTAATTTCCTCTCAGCATCGAAAAAGAAAACAGAGATACCTTGTCGCTGGGCGATGGAAACAAATCTAAGGGCTAGGGTAGTCTTCCCCGAATTTTCTCTCCCAAAGAATTCAGTAAAACGTCCCAAGGGAAGACCACCCCCCAACACCCAGTCAACCGCAAGGATGCCACTTTCGATGAACCCTGGTCTTTCAGGGATCCCCAGACGGATAACACCCTTCCCATGCTCCTTCTCTAGTTGTTTAACTAGAGATTTGAGAGCGGCGGGGGATTTATCCTTTGTCATTTCCAACTCCAAGAACGGATTGTTGGTGCCTTTGTCTGCGTTGCCCCCGTCCATATAACAATACAAGAAGGGAAGGGGGCAGAGGATTTGGCCCCCACAAATTTGACCCTCCCTCTAATAAACCAAATTTGTTGTGCTCTCATTACAAAACTATGCCACCATTTAGTATCTGTTCTGGCAGGTAATAGAGCAACAACAGTTATACTATGTTCCCGTGCCTCCCAAAACGCCTTTGCAACCCAATCATCTATTTCTCGGCCATAAGGAGGGTTCATCCAACAAATCTTGTCCTCCCAAGATTGCTTTAGGCTATCATCCTCAAGGTTAAAAAATTGCTCGCACTTAGTATTATTCTTGGTAGCACATACATCCAAGTCAAAATGAAATATCTTATCCAATGTACCAAAAAGATCTTGTGGTGTTTCCCATTCACCACTTTTTGAAGAGAAGAGAGATGGGTTAAGAGTCACCATCGAATCCAAGGTACTGTTATTCCAAATACTATGGGGACCGCAACGAATAGGAACAATATAAAGAGGATGATGTGTCCTGCTATCCATAGGGTTCCAAATCTTGCTTCATAAGGCAACTCTGCCCAAGAATTACCTCCCCATAAGCGCCGTAATATGAATCTCATTTCGTTTCTTTTACCCATTTGATACATTTCTTGAACATATCTCTATAATCATCAATCTTATCTCTGTTTCTATCCACAAAGTCGGGGGTCCAGGTCCCGTAAACTGTAAAGTCTATACCCCAATTGAAGGGATCAGGGAATGTAGTGAATCTATCGAACTCCCCCCCTAATACTTCCCAAGTTACTTTTCCGAGGGCGATAATGAGTCGAGGTTTCACAATTCCTAACTCTGCATAGAACCGCCCCTTACATCTTCTAAAGTAATAGGATTGAATATTAGTAACATCATTATTCTTAATAGCACACTTAACCAAACAAGTTAGGAAACTTTCTTTTAGCGGGAACTTGGCTTTCATTCCAAGCCATTGAATGAATCTTTCGCTCTTTTTATCCCCAAAGGCAGTAAGAGTTGTTTGTCCCTTGAAGACGGGCTGGGTTCCGACTACCATATAAGTTCGGGGTTCTAACCAGCCCGCTACAATTTTACCTCCACTATGAGGACACCATCCCCCAGTCTTACCAGTTATCTTTCCTTCCTGGGGTGTATTTCTTGGCCCCAGCCCCCGCTCACAATTCTGACAATTTTGAAGAGCATTGTCCCATTCGGTTCTAACCATGTATCTCTCCTTGCCATTTCCTCCACTTCTCGGCAGTTTCTTTATCTCTTTCTTCAACAATGAACTGATAAGTAGAAAGATCAGCGAATAACCTTCCAGTTATATCAATGAATATCAAATGTTCGCTCAGGACTTCATTTATTTCTTCTTCGGCATATTCCCAGATATTTTTAATTTTTATCATGTCCATAACCTTTTCTCCAATTCTCGAATGAGTTCCTTGTTAGACGTTTCATTCAGAAATGCCCGACGAATGAGATTAACCGTTGCTCTCGGAAAATAGTTCTGTAACATAGTGAATAAACTCAAAGCATCATCTTGTATCCATCCTTGATCTTCATTTAATGGCGGGCGGGGGTGAACTGTTATCTCTATTTTCCCTTCTTGGTTTATCGTTCCAATAGTATGAAAACTATAGAGGATCATTTCCCCTCCTCTTTGCGAAGGGCGATGAAGGTACTTGCATCATCATGTAACATCCGAGCCATCCAGTCCCTATTCTCTATGTTGGCACTCTTGGGCCATTCCCATCGCCCCACCACTCTCAACTCTTCATCCAACCGCCCATCACGGACGGCGGAGAGAACAAGTCTAATAATTTGCGATGGGCTTTTATCGGGCAACCTGTTCTCTTTTCCTGCTTTATATACATCTCTTATTTCTTTTATCAATTCCTCTGGCATCATTTCTTTTTCCTCCAATGTATCTTGAACTGACCCCATTCCACATCTGGAAAAACTACATTAAGAATTCTCATTGTGGGTTTCATTATTTTTCTATCCCAATAATAATCGAGGGCGGCCTCGCCTCTATATTCTTCAAGAAGAACCCCTTCCAGTTTCTTCTGCTTGGGTGGCCCTTCCGTAATTACATATTGTATGTTAATACCAGGATAAAATGGCTTTCCATCCTCTATCATTCGGGAGGCTATCCTTGCATATACCAAATCTGACTTATACTCAGCAGGGTATTTGCTTACCATCACGCTGATTGCCAAATCCTCCCCCCTTAGTGGTCCCTTTATAAATTTGGATTTATTCTCAACCAACCATTGTTTGAAAAGTTCGGGGTCCTCATCCCCGCTAGGGGCGATTAGCATATCGTAAAGTTCTTCGAGGAGTCTTACAGTATAAGGTATAGTATTTCTCTTAACACTCTCCAATCCCTTTACATCAATGAAATCGGCGGGGTGCTCACCACTCTGGATGACATGTCCAAAGTAATTCTTCTTCCCACAGATAACCAATTTATCATAGACGGTTTCTAATTTTATATCGAGGATCGGATGTTTAATACCAAAGTCTTCTTTAAGTGCTCTTTTCAGGGTTCGGGCATACATATCCATCATATTATCTAATCCCCACTGTTCTCCATCATAGACAATACCAATTGAATCCGTATCCCCGAATATAATCTCAGCCCCCTCAACAGGTTCAAAAAATCCTTTTGCCAGGTTCAAGAAATAATGACCTACCAAGGTTACGGACTCGGCAATCTTGGGATTAAAATACCTGCTTCCTTGCTGGGCCATCACACCATAGACGGCATTTGCCATTGCTTTGGCTACTGCCTGACCTACATCATGAACTTGATATTCTGGAGTATCAATGTCCATAATGGATTGGGCGGCCCGCAACCCCTCCCGATACTCATTGAATCCTTGAATCACAGATGGAATAATCCCCATTGGCTTTTTCTTATAATAGAAATCATTAACTGAACGATAACAACCTCTTTCTTTCTCTTCTCTGAAGGTCTCTGGGCTGATATTCCATGTTATTATGGTACTTGGGTACAAGGATTTGAAGTCATATACATAGACCATCTTATGATAACCCACTCTAGGTTCCAAGACTAGACCACCTTTAATTGCTGTTAAATGGCCCTTCCTCCGCCAGAATATGGTGGGGAAACGATGATTACTAATACCTTTCCTACGTTGCCTCTCAGACTCTCGGAGGGCGGCCATATCTATAATCTTACCCGTACCACGATACTGTCTGCTTATGGCTCGCATGGTTGTCCCACTCAACATGGCCTGTTGGATGAGGGAATTAACCATACCTGTCTTTTCATCTAATTCCTTGATCAACCTTACATCGTTGAGATTATATTCTTTCAATTTCTCTCTATCATGATTGAATAGTTCGGTCATTTGACCGACATAATTTTCCTTCGTTTTTCCAAGCATCTGCTCGGCCACGTTTTTGAGACTCCATCCTCTTATCCTCAACTTCGAGAAATAAAGTGAGACAACAAACCGATGAAGAAGATCAATATCTGCAACCTTCCAGAGAACATCCCTTAATCCATACTGCTCGAATCTTTTACGAAGATATGGCCAATCGAATTTACTTGAGTTCCATCCAACGGCAATGTCAAATGAAGATAATATGCGGCCAACCTTAACTAGTAACTTTTCTTCATCATCCTCGGCTACCCATAATTCTTTCCCCTCCCTGTTTATGAACCCACAACATAGAATTCGATATTTGCCAATTTCAATTCTCTTTTCCGTGTCATCAGTCTCAATGTCAAAGTAGACAATCTTATAATTATCTGCTATGGGAATAAGGTTATCTATACAGTACCTATCGGCGAGCGAGAGGTCTCCTTCAAGTGGTTTAGCCCCCGATGCTATGATTTTTTCTAGGAGTTGCTGTTTGACTGCCCTTTCAGGGTAAGTGTGGCGATTGCTGTAGACACGCACATATTTACCTACGGGATCCATCTCCGTTTTCCTAATCAACCCTTGCAACCGCCATTCCGTTAGTTGTTCCATGTCTAGTTTATTATAATCATCCTTCGTCAATAAGAAATACCAAGAGGTCGGGACCTGAGAAATCCTTCGCTTTCCATCATCGCCTCTTCTTACCAGGGATACGGTCTCGTTATCAGTTGTCCAAGCATCCAGAATCCCAGGTCCCGACTCTTCTACCAAGCCTCCTCTTCCTCCTCAGATTCTTCGAGGAATTCAAGTTCATCCTCTGGGGCTCCCTCAGTTACAGTAACGAAGCCTTTACCCACATAACCCTTGCTCAGAATGTCCGAAATCTCATCTGGGTCTCTCCTTTCATATTCCTTGTGGGCGGCCTCGTTTGCTTCTTCAATATCTGATTTACTTACCTCCTTTGGTTTAGGGTACTTGCTCTTCTTCACGGGCACGACAGTCCATCTCGTCTTAAACCCAGTACCACTACGGCTAATCTTGAAAGGTATGCTAAGGATGGTATCTTCCTCTTCAAATACTGCGAAGAGTTGATTCATGAGTGTTATCCCGAAATCACGAAGGACAATTCTGCCATCCTGAGTAACCATGATAAACCGTCCTCTACGGGACTTCCTACGCATATTCTCATCGGGATGGTTACAGAGCGGACAGCCCTCACCAGTACAACTAAACTCATACCATCTGCCTCGATACTGGATTCTCTTGCCGTGTCTCCAAGCCTTGGGGATTTCAAGGAGATCTTCGGTGAAGTACACAACGACAGACTCCCCATCCTCCACTCGGAGGAACCCCGTCCCGCTTGGTTTCCAGAATTCCTGAAGCTCTTCTATTTCTTTGTCCTTCTTACTTTTCCTTCCCATTTTCTTTTTTCTCCTTAAGGATACTTTCTAGGATCCGCGATAATCTCGCCCCATAGAGGAACCAAGCATCCGCTTGACCATCTACATAGCCCAGTTCCCCAATTAGGGTTTCGCAGAGTCCTTCTACGATTATTATCTTTTTATCGTTTTCTTCCTTTAGTCTCATTTCAGTTTCTCCATTTTGTAGCATACATGGTGGAAGGAGCAATACCGACATGTTTCACTATGCGGCGATTCTCCTTCCATTTCTGGTATCATTGTCTCGTCTACCGCTTTTAATATTTCATTTCCCCTCTCCTCTATTTGTTTAATGTCCTCTTCAGCTAGTTCGATATCTATAGCCTTAATTGGTTGCTTTGTCTGAGACCAATGTTTAGGATTAAATACCTTGGATTTGTCTACTAACAGGAGGAGCCCCTTTCCTCCAAGGGGACAAAGCATTGAAGTGAGCCGTCCCCTCCCCACATGTGGCTTTCCACCATTAAATGCATAAAGTGTGGCTTTTAGTTGTCTCTTGTATTCTACTGATATCTTTTTCGGTATCTGTTTTAATGCTTTGATTTCAACGACAATTCCCTGCGGGCCGATATAATCGGCTTTTCCTATAATGGGGCCATGAGCCACGGTATAGTTTTCTCTCCCGCCATATCCCTTCATCAACAATCCCTGGATGAATGCATGAACCAGTGATGATTCCCCCATTCTTAATTGTGCTTGATAGGAGGGAGGAGTGGGTTCTCCCCGCATAGCAAGGTAAACTCTCCGCTTACACCAACCTATTCGACTTGCCCAGACTCGTTGCTTAACTGTCTGGGGCTGTGTCAGTTGGGCGAGAAGTCTGCGGCCTATGTCCTTGGATGTAAATTCAGTCATTCTATCCCTTTACAATATCCTCAAAGTGCCCAGGAATCCATTTCTTGCCAGTCCTCATATAACAATCAGTGTCTTCTTGAGACATATCCAAGTATCTCCATTCAGTTGTATCCATAACCAGACCTTCATCGGGTGAGATTACCCACTTATGAACCTTTTCACCTTCACGTCCATGTATAATGCGATAGTTCACCAGTTTCCCTTTCCCCCATTGGTATTGATGAACAATAATCGTACCGAAAGGTAGTAGAAACCTCCAAGTATGACCATACCTTGTGGTCTTCTGGGGGAACATGAACTTACTAAACTTAAACATACCCGACACTCTATTTATCACCAATGCAATTGGTGAGATTGCTACCATTTTCAGAAACTCTTTACGATTCATCTTTTCTCCCTATGTCCTTTAATATAAATTCTCTCGCTCTTGACAATCCTCCCTTTCCTTTCCACGAACTGCGGAAGCGTTTGCTGACACCCGCACTTACACTCTCTAATAAGATTTAGTTTTTCTTCCTCCGTTAAACATCCTCTAATTTCCTGCGATCTTTTTAACCCCTCCGCCTTGAAATTAACATGAGGATAGTAACGCTTGAATAATTGGGAGATGGCGGGGGGAGTTATCTTATACAGTTCAGAAAGTTCTTTATAGGTATACCCCGCCTCCCAAAGATTAAACATTCGTTGAACTCGTTCAGGAATTTCTACCATTAAATATCTCCTCATAGAGCATACCAGGGCGGAGTGTGAGTCGCCATTCAGTTATACCTTCAAGTAAATCTGCACTTTCCAGATTTGAGATGATGGCCATAAGTGATTGCAGGCCGAGAAATATATCACCTGAAAGTTCAAACAAAATGTCAATAGATGTCAGAGAAGCACTCAGTTCGATTTGATGGCTCTCTGCAATCAGAAGATGACCTCCATACAATCGTTGTTCAGGACGATACAAACCGACTCCCCGCACATGTCCACTTAACAAGAACCTTCCAATTGCGGAGTTGTCAGGATAAAGATTGAATATCAACTCATTCCAAGCCTGGAGTGTCTGTTTGGGTGGGAGGGTTGCTTGCTTGCTCTCAAACTCTTTGATAAGAGTGGGAAGTGTATCCAAAGGGTAGCCCATCACATAAATTATCCCATCGAAATCGGCCAGCACTGTCGATTCATCCCTGCAAGCACCCGCCCCAAATGATAACACATTACTAATTCCATCAATGAAACCAATTATGTTATGGTCTCGAATGCTATTTCGCCACCCTGCCAGATATCCAAACGTTATCATTTTTCCGTCCCCCTCTTATCTCTTGCCTAGTCCTCTCTAAGGGCACAATACAGGGCATAAAGCGCACCAACTAGAAATGCAGCTGCCGCCACCATATCGTTTATCAAGAATGTGTACCAACCTACCGACTGTTCAAAAGCGGTGCCTTCCGTGAATTCGCCAAATTGCCAAGCCCCATAGATCCAGACTGCTGCCAATGCAAATCCGACAAGGCTCAGCAGAAAAAGCTCATATCTCTTCATCTTCTCCTCCTTACAATGCTAACTTTAATGAAGATAATGCTTCAAAAGTTTCTCTTTCACTCCACAAATCTGGTTCCTTCTCATACTGTTTGCGGGGGACAAGGCACTTCACAGATAATTCCCCAGCAATTCGCTTAGTGGCTCTTCTCCCTGCCTCATCGGGGTCTAAAAGGAGAACTACTTGGTCGTAATTTACCAACCTTCTAAATTGACCATCACTTAATGTAGTACCCATCAAGGCAACAACATTGCTCATCCCCTGACTGACCAATCTATATACACCCCAGTATCCTTCAGTCACGGTAATCTCATGAAAATGTGTCCCTTTCCATTGTTCTAATCCATAGAGCAAATCCTTAAACCTGGCACCAGATTCAGGGACAATTGGACAGTATTTGGGTTCTTGGTCAGCACGGGTGCGGCGGCCCACAATTACTCTTAGTCTCCCGAACTCATCGTGCACGGGGATTGCTATCTTCTCAGTTACGGGATCATACTTCACACTATATCGGTTATAAATATAGAAGGGGATATCTCGATACGATTCATATACATCCTCTATATTTAGATAAGTATCAAGGATTATATTATCTAAATATAGATTCCTTTGATCTGTCTGCAACATTTGGATTTGCCGAGCGACCTCGCTAACATCTTCATAATCAGGAAGCACCTCATTGAGATATTGTTTCGCCTGCCAAAGAGACATTTCCTTTAAGTGCATGACCAAGGTGATAAGGTTGGCATCTTCATTGCAAGCAAAACAGTGCGAAAGTCCAGAATCTAAGTTAATGCCCCAACTAGGGTGAACATCCTCGTGGTGCCCCCAAGGGCAACGACCACGAAGTTCGTCATCTACTACTAAGATTTTTTGGATCCCCAGATCTTTGCAAATTTGAATTACTTTGGCTCTCGACATTCTCTTTCCTTGACCCCTTTAGTATCGCTTGATATAGATACCTCGCTGAGTGTCAATTTCCAAAGTCGATTGCAATGATGGCAATAGAAACGATGAGGAACGAGCCCTTTATCAGCAATAACTTTTATAAACTTGCCACAGTTGGGACAGGTAAGCGTAAAGCCAATTGGTATGCTCACTGTAGTTTTAATATCCCTCCCTCTGGGGTTAGTTCCCTCATATCACCGACATCCACGTTAAAAGCGAGCCTGATTATTCCACCGAGCCCTGCTAATGTCCTTTTCTTCCTCAGTTTTAGTTTAAGAACTGTGTCTTCTTTCCCTCGATCTACTGTTAGAACAATATCAGCATGTTGTACCATTGCATAAGAAGTTGCTATATCCTCTAAATCTAAGGCTCTCTTATCAGCAGCGGGGCGGTGAGTCTGAGCGGCGATAATGATAGGAATCTGATAGACCTCAGCCAATGTCTTCAGGTCCCGACAAACATCATCCATCTCCTCATATTTCTTCTCGTATCGTCTCTGTCCCCTCATCAATGTAATATAATCAACGAGGACTAACTTTGGTTCGTGGCGTTTAATTTTGGCATCAACGCGTGCGGGAGTAAAAGACCCCCCGTACCGCTGACCAACAAGTATAAAAGGCGTTGTATTGACATTTGACTTTAGGGTTTTCGTGTATTGCTCTAAATCTACTGTACCAATAAATAATGAAGTGTTGGATATTTTATGGACAAAGGCGTCAAAACGATATGCTACTTCAATGGGAGACATCTCAAGGTTGATATAAAGAACTGGTTTCTTTTGCTCCCACGCCCGAAAAGCAAAAAGTAAAAGAAGAAAGGATTTACCGATTCCCGTCTTCCCCAAAACAACTGAAAGCATTCCAGGACTCCAACCACCTATGAGATAATCTAGGGTTTTTATCCCAGTAGAAATTCCTACCATAGATCCTGATTTCCTCAGCAATTGTCTCCGCTCTTGGTCCTCTAGGCGGAACTCAAAGTCTCTAGCAAGATCTATATCAGTATCTCCACCATGAGCCATTTGAATCTCTCGTACCCGATTAGAAATCATTTCAAGAGCGGGGTTCGCCCCATCGGTTTGGAAAGTCTCAACTAATTCATTCATCAAAGAGAGCACTTTTCTATCCAGCAGTTTCTCGTTCAGTTCTCGGCGGAGTTTAGTGAAGTCATAGTTCTTAGAATCCCAAGAGAAATGAGAATAGTCAGGAAATTTCTCCACAAAGGCGGCGACAGTTGGTGTAGTCCTATATTTATCATAATAAGTATGGATATAAGACCATTCTCTTGGACAGACAACAAAATGGTTGTTCGAGATGCCTGCTTCTATGGCTTCCAAGAAACTGGCAGTTGAAACTATATAGATGATTGTTGATTGTTCAATGGAAGGAGTCACTTATCCATAAGCCTCTCTTGGGTATTCGCCGTGTTCCTCACGGTAATTCTCCCTCCACATATCATGTTTGGTGAGTAGCTTACCGTTTCTCTCAACCAAGGGTTCATCATAAATGACTTCTTCGCCATGTGTAGTAACTCCATCTTTTCCTTCTCGCCACATGAAAATGTGGATTTCTCGACAACAACTTACACAAACATATTTATTTCTTCCACTATCCCTAAAGATATACTTTCCTGGCTCCTCAAAAATGGATGAACTTCCACCCCAATAATTGGGTGGCCAATTATCCAAGTACATCTGCTCTTGGCAATGAGGACACGATACAATTTCACGAACAATATCAAAACCAAGGATAAATCTCTTCCAATTACTAGGATGGCATAATTTATCAAAACTCATTTTATTCTCCTTTGCTTTAATACTCAAGAGCCTCTGTTTTAATGATAACCTCAGTCCCAGTTTCTAATATATCCACTACCGCAGTATAATCTTCTTCCCTAAACCCTCCACTTTCGCCATAATTTGCTACCCATACTGGGGTGGTTTTCCCCATAAGATATTCACCACCCTTATATCCAGTTAGTGTTCTACCAATTACACTCTTAAGTAACCTTAGTAATTCCGTAACTGTGAACGCCCTAGATTCATTGCCAACATATTTCAAAGCCAATTCATTATAACTACCATGCCAACTATCTATGTTTACTGGGCGATAGGGTTTAACGTCAAATACAACTGGAAGGTCTTTATTTTTCACCGATTCCAGTTTCAATATCATTTCGCCAAGCGTTAACTGGGGCGACGTTTTCATTCTCTCGGCTCTGTCTACTTTTACTGCATTATCTAGTATTGTCTGTAAATCCATTTTATTTTCCCCTCTGGATTAGAAACAGCCGATACTAAAAATAGCCAGAGATGTGCCAAATCCTATAAGAAGTCCACTCAAGAAAACACAAAGTATCAATAGTTTTCCTTGATTAGTCATTTTTACATTCCCTTCCGCCCCATGCTTAGGCTTTATACACCTCATGGGTATGAGCCTTTTCTTCCAGCCTCTTGATTCTCTCTTCAAAACTTGGAGAGAAACAGAGTAATTGTTCTGCTACTTCCACGAAATAGTAACAATCTGACCGACATAAGGTTTAAGAAGTTTATTCGTAGCGGGGGCGGCCTCAAGGTTAAGATAGAGGCCACGTTCGTGATCATCAACATAGAAAAGGTTTGTTTCGCATTTAGATTGTGCTAATTTTGCTTCAACGATTACTTTTTTCATTTCATTCTCCTTATTCTAAATTGCTACCTTATCCAGCCCTGCTTCCGCTTGAAACTTTCCCACCGTGACAGTTTCCAGTCTCTTGTCTCATAGGCTTTTGCCAGTTTGAGAAATAACCTTTCAACTGTACCTGAAGGAACCCCTCCCCACAAAACTTGAAACAGTTTTTCGGCATCTATATCATAACTCGTTATCTCTGCTTCTACTGGCCCATCCAACTCAACAGAGATGATTATATCCCCGCTGTTTCCTGGAGCATTAATCTTAATTTCTCTTCTTTTTCCAACCATTTTATTCTCCTTTGTTCCAACTTGCTGCTTTACGATCCATCAACCACTCGGACATTTCTGATAACCACCTTTGGCTCCACCCGCTGGTAAGAAGAATGAAATTAGGATTCTTTACATTCCCCTGACCAAAGATAACATAGTCAATATAATCACACGCGCGGGACATATCACGGGAAAAATGAGCGTAGAGGGCTTTAGCAACGGATTCATGTTTCTTCCACGTTGCCCATGTGAATATAGGCTGGGGTCGCCCTCCTCCTTTACTCTGCTGGCGGAAATAGTAGATGAGGTCAATTGCGAGGTATAACTCCTTTGATTTCTTGAGAAACCGTTTTCTGTTTCTGACATCAAATTGAATAAAATCTGCATCTTTTCGTTTTTTTGTTTGAGTTCTTCGCTTTATGTATCGTTTAATCGTTTCAATTTCTTCTTCGAGGGTTTCAATTCTCTGCTCTATGGTTTTGGTCATTTTGGGATTTTCTGTGTGGCTTTTGCTCTCGGTGGTAAGGACTGTCTAGGTGTCAGGGCAATCCAAACCGCAGAACTCTACACCCTGGTCTAAATCCCCCCTAGTCTGCCTATCCTTACCACCCAAAACAAAAACCATCGGCTTAGAAAGCGGCGGGGGCGAGGCCCCGCGGTCTTGGCGCCTTCGTCCTATCGTGCCTCCTACAGCCTCGCTGCCCTCCTCTGCTTCCCCACCGCTTGTTTTATTCTATCACAGACCAACAGTCAATGCAAGCAGAAATCAAAAACTTTAAGGTTCGAGCTCTAGGCCAGCTGGATTTGTCCTTGCTCAACCGTTCAGAACCACAGTTGGGGCAATATATCCTTTCCCGCTCAAATGGTGAAACCATCTGGCATTTTTCAAGGGCTATAGCACCGCGCCAAACTTCCACACTTTTATTGATAGCAAGAATGAACCGATGCCCACAATTGCGACATTTGATAGCCAAATCATAAGTCTTAGTCATCCTTTTTCTCCTTTCAATCTAAATCTTCTAACATTTCTAATTCCCTTTGAATCTCCTTAATACTATAAGTCTTCGAGAGTTTCTTTAGTTTCCGTGCTAGGCTTTCCCCCCTCATAATCTGTATCGTTTCTTTGTAGATGCCCTGTTCTTCTAAACCACGCATAAATGAAGCACTTTTACACTTGTTATCAATATGCTCAACTAATCGTTCCTGGCATTGTTCCTTACTAGTACCTTGTATTTTTTCTCCACATAGTTGACATTTAGTTTGATAACCTATTACTATCTTTCTCTTTTTCTTCATTCCAAATCTTTAATGTTAAACCCTTCTGGTAATTGGTCTGCTATGTTTTTACAAATTGCTCTACATACCCAGTCCCTTTCCTTTTCATACCCTTCATTTCTAAATTCATAGGCGGGCAGGTAGGGGCCAATCTTACAAGTATAGTATTCCCCCAAACAACCATAACTTTTACGGTATTCTTGCCCGCAGAAATCGGCTAGTGCTCGCAGTTTCCCAAGGGAGATTTTGATTCGTAGCCGATTTAGGTTTGGCTTTTTGGAAACTTCTCCTCTGGTAGCCATATCTCCTCACCAACTGCAATTTGTTCTCCTTCCCATTCATCGGCGGGCAAGAACCATTCTAAGACACCAAGAGCATCTACACCATAGTAAATGTCTTGGTTTCTAATCCAATCATTCAACTTACCTTTGGGTTGACCAAAGGCATAATATAGTTGACGAGCTCCCTCCCCGCTTTCGATAGCAACTCGTTTGCCATCAGAAAATACTAAGTGCTTGATCCCCGACATAGGGTGGCCCTCAATCCCCAGCAAGATTCCCCTAGCCAAATGGTACAAAAGCCCGTCTTGCTCTCCTGGCAGGTATTTCAAAGTTGATCCTCCTTATGGCATTGGTCAAAAGGCGAACAACGACATTCATTCGGAATACAGAAGCAACCACAGACCTTACAAGTTATACAATTCCGACACCACCATTGACCATCACCCATAAAACAGCCATCGGGATAAGATTCAGCCAACATTGGTGCATAATCTTCCCATTCATATTCCTCACCACAGCGATCACAGTTCACCTTTTTGAGTTCAGCCATTTCTTACCTCCCAAAGTACATACATATTGCTAATCCTATAAAAGCGATTAGCAGGAGAATGAAAGTCTCCTTATTCTCTAGGAAACTACCTAACCATTTCATTTTTTCTTGTCTCCATATCTTTCCACCTCTAGGTAAACACGATTAACCGCGCGAGGGCGGACAATGAGATCACCCTCTGGCGCACTAATATCAAATGCAACATTGTGTTCCCCTATATGTATTGATATTCGTTTGCCCCCTTTTGTTTCTAACTCTAGGTCAATTACTTTGCTTATATCAATATCCTCCCACACAAGTGACCCTTCCCTAAGACAATGAACTCGGCATTTCATATTTCTCTCCTTTCATATTGTGGAAACCGCCCCGATGTTACCTTTTCCATTGTAAATGATTTTGCAAATTCCTTTGCTTTATAGGTATAATACCATTCACGGGGCACTTGGGAATACCCTAAGTAAATATACCCACATTCAGGACACCGAGTAGAATTATTCTCAACATGGTACAGGTCTATTGTCCCCAGGAACCCGCACTCTTGGCACTCTAAGACCTCTACATGACCGCGCGCGATTCTCACTTAGAAAGTCCCAATTCACCTTCAATCTGCTTCCTAAATTGCTCAGTTACATCAGCCCCGCAATCAGTACATTCTACCTCATTTACTGATAGAATGGGAGCATCCCAATCAAATATATCACCCCATTCCTCTTTTGCGGGATAATAGTATTGGGCTACTTTCTCGGTGGTTTCCACTATCACGCACTCATGTAGACACTTTAGCGTTTCCATCTTATTCTCCTTTCTATAAAATCTCTACAAACTTTCTTTCTAAGACCTGTAGATGGTAAAGAGCATTAGAAAGTTCATAGTAATGCTCTCCCGCTTCTAGGAAGTCAAAGAAAGCATCAGAATGTAGGTTGTGATATTCTAGTAAAGAAACCAAAGCAAACTGCGCTTTCTTTACCAATTCTAATGCTCTCTTTGCATCAGTTCTTACCTCCGTTTTGGGCTTTCGTCTTCTTCGCTTCCTAAAACGTCTGTATACTCCTGTTATGTATGGCATTTCTATTCGCCCCCTCCCGATAATAATACCCTACCAATAAGAGAAACTAACTCAGTCCCACCACACTCTAACAACAGCGAGATCGGCGGGGAAGGGATGACTTCCAAAAGCAGAAGCCAGTTCTTTGCTTGTCATTCCTATTGGGCCTTCTGAACTTTCCGCACCCACCCATCCAACCTCATCGGCTGACCAAGTGCTGATTACATCCAGCAACACGGAGAGGTTGTCTTTATATGTGAGGATATATAGTGTATCAGCATTGAGGTAATCATCAGGTAAATCCCTCAGCTCGATGAGCCACCCATATTTGAACCGCCCAAAGATGAAGGACTGCCATAGGTGCTGATTCCTTGCTAAAGAGTCGGCCACATCGTTGCCGTCAAGAAAGTTGAAGCTCCTAAGACGTAATCTTGTTAACTGAATTTTCTGTTTTTCGTTCATGTTACCTCCAAGAACTTATCATATTCATCTGGTGGGAGGATCCGATCACATATTGAGCAAAACAAGTTTGCATCATCGCGATCTCCATGTTGTTGCTCCTTCGGCTCATACCGACAGGCGTTATGGTCCCATCCATAGTGCGTAATCAGAAGCAAACCCTCAATATGCTCATTGAAAATGAACTGATTTCCACAGTAGGGACATTCAATTCTTTCTCTCATTTATTCCTCCTAGTATACGCTACATTCTAGGAATTGATTGTACAAGTCGGGCAACCCCTTTAGGCATTCACCGCAAGTGAGAGTACCGCCATCATGCCCCCAACTTTCAAAACGCTGATACTTGTAGGCTTGCTTTTCTTCATCCCATAGATGATATAGAGTTTGCGCTTCACCCCAAATATCTTCCTGAAAGTTGGTCGTGTTTCCGCATCTAGGACATTCAATTTTCTTGCTCATTTTTTCTCCTTCTGGTTTGCGGGGAGCAGGCTCAACTAGTTAGTGGGCATTACCAACCCTATGGGCACTACTCCCCGCCACTTACGATGCCAACCCTAATTGCCTTCTTAGGTATCGGCGGAGGGATGATCTTAGTTGGTGTTCTGCTACCCGCGCAAAGTGAAGAATCCGTATGTCACCTGGATGCACATTAACTTCTCCCCACAAATCCCCTAGTGCCCATTTAGCAGCTGGGGACACAGGGAATACCTCTATTGCTCGTACTAGGAGGGAGGGGACATAGTATTTTTCTTCAAAGTGGGATTTGAGATGATCGGGGGCGTGCATAGAACCATCAGCATTACTTACTACTAATGCACAGTTCCAGCAATCCCCAAGTCCAGGTTTAGGAACTTCCCCCGCAAATAGAGCCTTTATATAGTTGCGGGAATACTTGAGAATCTCTTTGTTTAGTTTCTTGAGTTCCTTAGCGGGAGGCCCAGCCCCTTCTACTATACCATCAGGATGATAGGAGAACTCAATTTTCATACCATCAGCAAACACCCAATTCTTATATAGTCTCTTTTTCCACCCTTTTCTTTGTTGTTTCCTGCGCTCTAAATACCAGATACTATCCTGCCGATAGATATAGTATCCTTCTGGTAAATGAGCGTTTAGTCTATCCTTAGTAGTCTTGGTATGAAAGCCTTGAGTGTCTATTATCACTATTTGTTCTCTAAATACCTCCTTATCGTGTTCACACAGATGAGGATAGGATATACAGTAAGTGATAATATCCGTGTTATGGTGTTTTATGGCGATACTAGTAGGACTTCTCCGTTCTACCCTAGTTTTGTAACGAATGGGGCGGGAATCCTTCTTCCCCAAATACTCATTGGCTTGTTGGTAACTACGAATTTCTGTCATTTTAGCTCCTCTGGATAAATTTGTTTGCCTTTTCAATATATCCGCAAATGGTCATGTTCATTACTTATACGGATTGAGAATATACCTAGTTTTCCAAGCCATAAGCACCACCAACCAGAAAATCTATAAAGTGTCATTTTTTCTCCCTAAATTCAATACGTTCGGCTTCGTTGTAAATTATCACATAACTCCCATCTGGTCGGTTCCAAGCATCAATTCCACGCCTCATCATAATACGATGGCCTTCATTGATTAACTCCCCCGCCCTCTTCAGGGCTTCTTTGAGAACATAACTTACATAAATCTTATCGTTCATTTTTTTTCCTCCCCTTTTCCCATTATTTATTATATTTCGTTATATATAGGTGGCGGGGGCCAACCTACGCTATGGCTACTCGCTCCGCCATATCTAAGCCAGTTTGAAACGCCTCAAGCCAGTCGAGCATCCGCCCCGTGGGTAGGCGCGGAGAAATATACACCCCCTTACCCGCAAAGATTTTTCCCCCACCAGATGCCCAGTCAACTCCGATGTCAACCCCATAGATGCGTATGAGGGTATCAACTTTGGACTTAATCCGCTTCCGTGTTATCCTTCCCATTTTCATCTCCTTTTCGCTTTTGCAATCATTCTATCACAGATTTTTCGGCTTGTCAAGTCCGTTCTAGTGTGATTTTAGACCATCTTCACGCTCAAAGCAACACAAATACCTCTTTTCTGCCCCCCTAGCATTTCTAATCATTTTATCTTCAAAATTCGAGACTTTTCGTCCCAAATAATTTTTGTGTTCCAGGTTGCTGCTGGGTAGGGGGGTGGGCAATTTTTCGGCATGAAAGGTGACTAAGAAGGTAAAAAAGGTGAAAAAGACCAAAGTAGTAAGGAGACCAAATTGGTCTAGATTAACTTGACATATATAACCTTAAATCGTATCATATAGACGAAATTCGATGGTTGCAAGAAATAAAACCGTGATATACTTAACACAGAATGGGAAGCGTAAAGAGTAGATCACTAGCATACTGGAAAGAGATAAAACAAGCGCGGGAATTAGCGCGCGCTAAAAAGCTCGCTACTGGTGAACTAGTAATAGGTTTGAATAGGAATGGTAAACCTATTACATTACCGCGGAGGGGGAAAGAATGAGAATCAACCAAGAACTAGACGCAATCAACGAACTGGACAAACTAGACAATCTCTATACGCGCGAACCTTATGATCGTTGTCCTAAGTGTAAGTGGCTTAACTCAGCGATCATTCTTAGTAGCTCACCGTGGGTGCGATGTTATCATTGTCTACAGTCTAGCCACTTGAAACACTGGACTAGAATTTGTCAAGGCGAAGAAAAACCGCGGCCAAAAAGTAAACATTTCTGGTAAACCTATTACACTACCAGCACGGAAAAAATAATGCACTGCGGATATTGTACCAAACACAAAAGAGATCAGCATTATAGTAACTGGTGCAAGGACCATAAACATACTAGTAATTCCATGATAAACGGTACTTTCAAGTCGTGTAGGAATTGCCAATACTGGCAAACATATAAGGAAAGGAGACAAAAGCATGGTCAAATGCCCAGGTTACAATCATAGAGAATGCCAGAGCTATTTCAATTTGGCTCACAACTGGCGCGGCTTTTTCTGGCATATAATCAACTATCACTTGCGCCAGTTGTAGAATCAAAAGGAGACAAAAACAATGGTCAAGGTATCTGAAAACCTTATGGACGATCCAGCAATAGCAAGGGTTTTGCAAAAGCCAAAACCTAAGTTTCCCCTGTGCTATTGTAAAGTGTGTCAAGGGGACACCAAACACGATGACCGTCCAAATAGGGATAACCCCAAACCGTGCCCGAAAAGTATCTGGTTTAGAGCATTAAGGGGAGAACCTATACCAGCAGTAGGGAGGGGATAAGATGGTAATGGTAAATCTACAATGGCTAGAAATCAGGCAACGTTGGCTTAAGAGATTAGCAAGGGGGGAAACAATGAGAATCTATGTAGTAATAGGCTCATTCTCTGGTGTACTGCAAGATTGCCACGCTTTTGACAATGAAAGAGAAGCGAAAGAGAAATGGGGAGAAATTGTCAAGTGCTATGGCATGGACCCCGACAAGCCACTACCAGGGTATGATACACCGGGACACAACGATTATCATGATGTTTGGGTTGCAACACCACTATTAGTGAAAAGAGGATAAGATGACACAGATAAGATCATATCAACAAGCCAATGAGTATCTAGGCAAAAAACCTAGCAGACCAATCCGGTATGCAACAAGAATCAATAGGCGCGGAGATAACATGGCAATCACACATCACGACACTGATATAATCACTTATCAGCCAGACGGTAATGTGATTATAGATACTGATGGTTGGCATACTAAGACAACAAAGGATCGGCTCAACAATCACTTACCGTGGGGATCGCGTGTTTACCAGAAAGATAGTATATGGTATCTATGGCAAGGCTGTGGGGCTTGCTGGAGTCCATATCAAGCAAACCACGAACAAGACAAACATTTGGTATTTGCTGATGGTATAAAGATTCTACCAGATCGTACAATTCAAGGTGCTGGACCACCAGCAGACAAACTAAAGAAGCTAAACAAGGCGATCACCAAATACACGCGCGATTATATCAGCGCGCTATTTGCTGGGAAAGTACCAAAGCCTAGTAGTGGAGATTGTTGGTTTTGTCTTCTCAAAAGCCAAAATGGGGAGACAATGGGAGAAGCGTTTAGGGATCAAGACCATCTTCTTTCCCACTTCGAAGAGAAGTACTATGTACCGTCACTTCTGGTGCGCGCTATTGAGCTATACCCTACTAGTCGCTATGCTATGTGGGGATTGGGTTATTTGTGGGGAGAATTAGAGCATGGAAAGACATGTGTTGACGACTTGACCAAACGCCAGTTAAGATCATCGCTCAGACGTTATCTCAGACGACAATTAGGATTAGCCAGTTAAGGGGGGATCAGATGAAAAAGACAATTGATTTTACTGGTACAGTCTCCCACGGTACAATGAGGCCACAAGACGTATTACCAGTATTACTGGGAATACTTGAGGAATACTGGCCTGAAAAAGCAAACAAGATCATAGAGTTCTATTCCTACGACTGGGAATGGCCATCTGCCGATAAAAGCCTAGTATTCCCCGATCCTCTACCAGACTATTTGCAAGACGCGGCTATGTATTTGTGGGAAGAGTTAGCAGACGCGCTCAATGAGATAGCACCAGAAACACATTACTTTGGTGCTAATATAGGCGATGGTTGTGACTACGGCTTTTGGTCAATAGACGATATACCATAAAATAACTGATCCTCTTCGGTAGCACAAAGAGCCAACAGTCAAGTAACACCTTACAAATGTTGGCTCTTTTGCTATTCTAAAATCGTCTAAGAAGCTCAGGTCGCGCTACTTATACTGAAAGTGTTTAGGTGTATTTTAGGGGATAGTAGGATATACAAGGGATAGTTTTAAGACCGCTAAGAGCGTCTAGGGGATTCTGATAAGTGATGATGCTGCTGGTGGAATAGAGATTGAGTGTATGATGATGGAGTAGGAATAGATCATCAACAGATTATAGGTAATGATAAGACAATAAGACTATAAGTATACACTTATAGTGTTAAGTATGTATGAGCGGAGGATGTTAGTAACAGTAATGATTACTAGTGTTAAGATGTTATGAGTAGAGGTAGTACATTCTCTCTTGTCTCTTCCCGATCCCCAAAAGATGGTGACCAACCAGTCAGTTCAGGATTGTACTAGTACAAGTAGTACAATCTGAGCGTGAACCAGGCGTAAAAGAGTTTACGTAATGGACCTTATGTAGAGTAGCAAGCGTAACAGCCTATATGAGGGCAAGCTGTCCGAGAAGTGATCGTTTTGGGCAGGGATGCCCCTCGTTCCAGTGTATCCAACATTTTCCAGATCTCGTCTTAGAATACAACCTCCGGAGATTATAAATTAAAATACAACTCCCACGAGTTATATTCTTCCCTCATTCTAATCTACTGTTGGTTTTCCAAACTTCACCTCATTATAAAATTCGATCTTAAAATCTTCCCCAAAACCCTATATTTCCCCCGCTGGGGAAAATTGGTATACAAAACGTATACTATAGGCTACAATTTGTATCCTATCACTTTTTATCCTTAACCTTAAAATTCCTCGTTTGTCTTGATTTTTATTCATTCTGTGGTAGAATAAGAACATGGACCCTTTCACAGGACTACCAATCGAAGAAGATCCTCTCCTAGAATACCACACGGTTTATAATACTATTACTCGATTACATCTCCAAATCATTGCTCTCAGAAATCACTTGCTCCTCAATGTTATTCCTCGCCTTGCTATCCAAAAGGAGGGGGCGGAGATAGACGCAATCGCCAAGGAACTCTTGAACTGGGACTAACCTTAAAATTTTCTGCTACCGTTTGACTTCTACACTTTTCTGTGATAGAATGAGATAAAGGGAGGGCGCACCAATGACTAACCCATCCCCTGGGATCCCTGTGGGATTTCCAAGTGAGGTATACCGCATTTGCGAAAGGAGAGGAAGGTGAAATTCAGAATTGGTAGTCGTGTCAATCATAAGCATCGACAGCGCAGAGGTGTTATCAAGGAGTTTCTATCGCTGTCAGTAGAACCTTGGGGAGACGATGATTTGGCACCTGGCGCTGGGGTTAAATGGGATGATGACAGTAAACACGGGTGGACAGTAGTGTTATTAGAGGACTTGGAGGTTATCAATGACCTTCCCATCTAAAGACTACATCGCCCTCTGCACCAACCCAGAACCGGCAGAGAAGTTGAGGGAGGAGTGGGAGAAGCGGGGGGCACAAGAAGGTGATTGGGTTCGTGTTGAGGGACATGATTGAGCCTGGGTTTTTGTGGTTGCAAAGCATCAAGTATCATGGGCAAAATTAGCAACAGATAGTTCCATAGTGTTCTGGCTCCCCACCCAACGCCAACTCCAAGAGATGATTCAAGAGGCGGGATACTGGTGGATGATGGGGGTTGGAGCATCGGTTTATGATTACATCGTGGAAGTGAGGAATTGGAAGGGCGAAATGCCACTAATTGCCAAGGGCTCTGGCCCCGACCCCGAAACCTGCCTCCTGCGGGCCTTGCTGGAGGTGATGGAGAAGGAGGAGAGATGATACCTGAAGAATACTACAAGAAATGGAATGGAAAATGGGGAGGCGAGGGAGCATGGCCCGACGAAAGGTGCATAGATTGGGCCGAAACTTTCGAGCCTGGGCGCATACAATTTTGGCTGAAATACCACAAAGATTATACAAGGGCTTGTAGGGCTGTGGCAGAGAATATACCGTCATTTAACAACCTCTGGGAAGAAACATTTGCAGAAGTAACGGCGGAGCAGCCCCCCAAATGAGCATCGTACACCAAGAGGAGGAGAGAGATGACGCTTCCTAAGACGAAACCTATTACTTGCGCAAGGTGTAAGAAGGAGACGAAGACCAACGAGGAGGTTGATGGTTGGCCGTGGATTCGATACGAGAGTGTTGAGCAACAATTAGAGGCCGATCTGTGCTTTGAATGTGGCCCAAAACTGCTCAAATGGTTGGGGCTCGAAGGGGCCAAATGAGCATCGTACACCAGACAGGGAAAGAGGAGGAGAAGATGGAGAAGTTGATACGGCTAGTAAGGGGTTACTTAAACGAAGAGGAATGGTCAGATACCCACGAGGCGGCCATAAGCCTGATCACCCGCATCGGCAAGGCTTATGCAGAAGGGGAGTTGAAGATACGTGGGGAGGTGGGGCGGATAGAAGGTGTGTTGGCAGAAGAGATTATCCAGCACTTCTTTCCTGGCAAAGAGGGTGACATTCTCATCGCCCTTTCCCCTACGAGGAGAGGCGAAGAGGAGGAGAAGACTGGCGAATTTCCACATTTTGAACCAGATGAGCCATCCTTCATTGCGGAGATTCACTAATGAAGAAGGGAGGTGAATGATGGAAACACAAATAAAAATCCCACATACTGAGTACCCAGAAATAGCCAAAGAAAGAAGGGCGGGTAAAACTCTTGAATCTATTGCTGAACCTTATGGTATTACCAGAGAACGAATCCGTCAAATTCTGAAGGAACACTTTCCCGAAATTACAGCAAAGGTAGCGGGGCGGACTAGAAAGAAGATTCTCAATCGAGAACGGGAAAAGGAAACTAGATTTTGTACCTGTGGATGTGGAACAAAAATTCCTGTATGGAGAAAAGTAAATTACAAAAACGGGAGATGGGCTCCTGCCCCCCGCTATGTTTCTGGACATCAAGGACGAAATCGTGTACCCTATGAAAGGACCCCCATAGATCGAGCAAGAATTTCAGTAGCAGCAAAGAGAAACTGGGCGGCGGGAAAGTATGATAATAAGATCTTAAAGAAAACCATTATAATGCGTCGCAAACTCTGGAAGATCCTCAAAGAACATCCAGAAGGAATAACAACCACGGATATTATAAAGGCAACAGAAATCAGCCGTAGCACACTCAATAGATGGATAAGAACGCAACAATACATGAGATTTAACATTCGTCGACAAGGAAAGCGTGGGCAACCCTATATTATCTCATTAGCCAAAGAACCATCTGTGAATTTAGAGAATGAAATGTGTTCCCCCACCTAAACTTAGATACTGGAAAGAGAAATGAGTAAGATGAGGATTATATACGAAGATGGTTATGTATTCGACATTTTCGGAAGACCTTGGGTTCTAAAATTCGTAACCGCCGAGGATGAAAAGTTAATTGAATTCCTTCGAGCAAAAGGATTAGAATTTGCGGGGCTCTGTGTACCCAATAAAGAGGGGGGCACACTATTCATCAGGTTGGATTACGGAAATCCCAAAGAAAGTCTCAGACATGAATTATCTGAAGCATTTTTGTCGGAGATAGTAAGGGAATTACATAAACCTCCCAAAGAAGAGAAGAAAAATGGCCAAGAAGGAACGGAATAAGAAACCGAAGAAGAAAAAGAGAAAAATAAAAACGGCTATCATCGTAACTGGTCCATTTTGCACGATTTTAGAAGTTCCTGTAAGTAAAGGTAAAAATGGGTAAAAAGAGATATACTCAGGAACAAAAAGAAGCGGCCATTGCACAACTGACATTGGGGAAGAGCCCCACTAAGATTGCCAGGGACCTAAAGATCCCCTATGGGACTGTTGCCTACTGGAAAGCCAACCTGAGAAAAATCAAAGAACAGGATGGAACGTTGGGATACCACTTCGAGAAACAAAAGAACTTTGTCGATAAAGCATGGAAAAACATTGATCTGGCACTCAAGAAAATTAAAGCGGGGCTGGAAATCGTTGAACTTAAAACTCCCAAAGATATAAGAGATTTAGTAGTAGTTCTAGGAATCTTCAAAGATAAAATAGACAAAGCAACTCCGCCCCAATTACCAGCAGGCGAAAAAGTCCCGCTTATTGATCTCAGCAAGGTTTCAAGTGCTAGACTCAAGATAATCATTGCTGAGATAGAACAGATGGGGGAGATTGCGCCCCCACAATTAGAAGATGGGGATGTAATAGAAGGTGAATCTAGGGATATTACTGAACAGGAGGCAAAATGAGTAAGAGAGAATTATTAGGAAAAATATTTGGATGGTGTAAGGAATATTCCTACAAACCACATTGCTCAATTGATGCCCTCGCCGAGCAAGCGATAGTGATAGAGTGCGACATCAAGCAGTATGGTAAACCATATCCTGTAGAGACTGAACTTCTATTCCCCACCGCTACGAATGAAGATGGTGGAGTTCTTTACTTTGACGGTCATCACGGCACCCCAGGCAAAGCCTTGGCCATTATAGTGCCATTGGAGGAGGAAGATGAAAGCAGTTCTTGAGCCCAATGAGATCCTAATCCGAGTAATGCCCAGCAAGGAGATACCATCAGGACATTACTACACGCTCCAAACCAAAGGTCTCTTCAGAGTTTACGATGATCTACCAGAGATGTTCGATGAGATTGAGCGGCTTCTTAGAGTCTGCGCCAAAGAAGTAAACACTTAGAAAGAGGAGAGAATTCTGCAATTGTACATTTTTGATAATCCTGTAATATATATATTATATAATAGAGTAATATATTATTATGATTATAAATTATAATTATAGTTATAAAAGATACCTACTAAGAATATGTACTCATATTCTTAGAGAGTTTTTAACATAAATTATGGTCAACTCTTGGCTAAGAGTATAAATAAAAATTTAGTTTCCTTGGGAGTAAGAAAATGAATTATCGAGAACACAAATCGAGACTAATGAAAGATCCTAAATTTCATAGAGCTTGGAAATCCCTACGTTGGTGGTATCTCTGGCAGAAATTTTTGATTCGGTTGAGAATGATTATAGGGAGGAGAGGTGAGTGAGGAGTTCTTTGAGAGATTGGATAAAGTAGCAGCAGAGAAAATTGCCGACTCTACTTGCTTATATGATGTCCTGAAATACCCAGGTGCTCGCTATAGTGATGAAATACTCTTTGATTTGGCAAAAAGAGTTAAGAATGCCACCATTGAGGCATTGAGAGAGATGATGGTGGGCGAGCCGATAATAGATAAGCTGGAAGTTCGTAGAGGATATACTGGCCTAGACTATGGGAGTACCGGATGGCTTTGTGAGTTGTGGCGATACGATGATGATCTTGCTACCGATGGCGAAGAGGTAGTGGTTTTAGTAGTACGTTTGTCTTGATTTTTTAGAGGTTTCGTGTTACAATCAAGTGTTAGGGAATAATGTCTGATTTTTTTAATCTAAATATAGATAAAGACGGCCTTATTCTTCAAGATTTGGCGAAGGAAGCCCAACTGGAATTGGCCAGGAGGGATCCTAACACCTTTGCCGAACTTTGCTTCCAAGATAAAGATGGTCTTCCTTGGGTACAAGCAGATTTTCATAGAGAATGGCATCATTTTCTCCCCCCACCAGATGGCAATCAACACCTACTTTTGGTAGAAGCCCCCAGAGAACACGCAAAGACAACTCAGATAGCCGTAGCCAGAACAATTTGGGAACTTGGGCAAAATCATAATCTCAGAATCAAAATTGTTACTGGTGAAGATGAACTTGGTAAAGATATTCTAAACGAGATCACACAGAACCTTGAACAGAACGGGAAAATTCACGAAGTTTTCCCCGATCTGAAACCAGATAAATCAGTAGGATGGACTAAGCACAAAATCTATGTTCAGAGACCAATAATTCAGAAAGATGCTTCGGTTCATGTTGCGTCGATTCTCTCCTCTGGTGTTGGTGGGCGGGCGGATTTATTGATTTTTGATGATGTGGTCAATCAGAGAAATGCTGTCTACCAACCAGCCCTCCGCCAAGTTGTAAAATCTACATTTAGAGAAGTTTGGATGAATCTGCTTACCGATGATGGTCGGGCGATTTATATTTTTACCCCTTGGCATACAGATGATTTAAGTCATGAGTTGAAGAGAGACTCTGCATGGACATTGTGGAGTAAACCTGCTATAATAGACGGGGAATCCCTTTGGCCTGTTAAGTGGACGCTTTTCAAACTCGAACAGAGAAGATTAGGTATTGGGGATCGGGCATTTCAGCGTCAGTTTATGTTGATTGCTCTGAGTGCAGAGGAAACCACATTTAGCAAGAAGGTAGTGGATAAGTCGATTCATCAGGATAAGACGTTGGGAGAGATTTATCCAAGAAAGTGGCCCCGCTATGGAGGAATAGATTTAGCATCTAGTTTGGGGAAGAAAGCCAGCTACACTGTCATTTTTACGGTGGCGGTGGATCCTGATGATGGGAAACGATATCCAGAGGAGATAATCAGGCGCAAGGTTAAATTTCCAGAGTTAGTGAAATTGATCGAAGATCGAGGGGATGTCCACCAGTGGGATTTGGTGTTTGTGGAGAATAATAGTTTTCAGGAGGCCCTCGTAACACATTTGGAAGACAAGAAACTTGGTTTGGCTATTGAGGGTTATCATACTGGAACTCAGAAGTGGGATGAATTGTTGGGGCTCCCTGGTCTTGCTGCTGTAATGGATAATGGGGGATGGGTTATTCCTAAAGGCTGTTTAGGGTGTGGTCAAAGTCCATGCATGTGTCATCGAGGAGGGTGTGATTGTGTAGTTTGTGCGTGGGAGCGGGAGTTGAGATATCACCCCGTTGCTGAAACCGCTGATATAGTCATGGCGCAATGGCTTTGCGATCAGGCAGTCAAGAAAAATATGCGAAGGGAACCACGAGAATTTTTGGACTTGGGTGGAATTTGGAGTGAGTACGACAAACAGCGAGCAGAAGCAAAATAGTCAGAACATTGGAAAGGAGATTGGGGAGTGGGTTTTACGGGCAGGAAACATTCAGCAGAAGCCAAACGGAAGATAAGTGAAGCTCAACGGGGTGAAAAGAATCACATGTGGGGAAAGCGTCATTCACCAGAAACTAAGCGAAAAATGAGTGAAGCTCAGAAAGGGAAAACATTGTCCTTAGATCATCGACGGAAATTAAGTGAGGTTAATCAGGGTAAGAGACACTCGCTAGAGGCTCTCCAGAAGATGCGTGAGGTCAAGGGGGGCAAAAATCATCCAATGTGGGGGAAGAGGCGACCACTAGAGGTGAGAAGGAAAATAGGTGAAGCTAATCGGGGCGAGAAATCTGGGCGGTGGACGGGAGGACGTAAACGGGATGGTGGTTATATCCGTATCAAAAAACGTGATCATCCCAATGCTGATTGTAATGGTTATGTTGCAGAACATCGCTTAGTTATGGAGGAACATCTAGGTCGTTACTTGGAATCTTGGGAGATTATTCATCATATAAATGGCATTAAGGATGATAATCGAGTTGAGAATTTAGAATTATTACCTTCCCCAGCCGATCATCTTGTACGTTTGAGAATACAGGATTTGGAGAGAAGGGTATTGGAGTGGGAGCGAGCTTTTTATCGAAGTGTTGGTTATTGGCTTGGTGAAAGGCGGGAGAGAATAGAGTTAGAGAGGAGAGCATGATAGAAAACGAGCAGGGTGGTTCGCCTGAAGTGGTAGTCAGTACCAAGGAGAGGTTGATTACCAAGACTACCCCCCGCCCCCGACAAATGGAATTACCGTTTCTTATGAGAAGGATCCCGTTCTACGTGGGCCATTACGACTATTTTAAGGCCACCCCCTGGCGCAATTTGGCTCGCTCGCAACCCATCGTTCAGAACTGTATCGTCGCGCTGACCTCCCAGGCCATTGCACTCAACTGGTATATTACTTCCCGCGAGAAAGGAAAAGAAGACGATTATGCTCCAGATATTCAGTATCATACAGACGTTCTAAATTCTTTCAATGATGAGGAGTATGATGTTGGGATTGCAAGAATGCTCTATGACGTTTTCACGATTCCTTTCGGCGGGGCTCTTGAGATTGTTAGATATCCCGATGGTCGGCTTTACAAAGTTCTAAATATAGATGCTGGAACTCTTCGTCCCACGAAAGCCTACGGTCCTGATTATCCCTATATTCAGTCGTTACCCTGGAATCCTCTTAATACTGTTGTCTTTCGCCGAGACGAGATTGGTCGAATTTATCTCTATCCCCGCCCCGAAATTGACAAAGAGGGGTGGGGGATGGCCCCGACGGAGAAGGCATATCTAGCAATTGAGGCACTAAATCTCGGTGATAGATATTATGTTGGGCTCTTGACAGATACGCCAGAGGCAGGGCTTTTGGATCTCATGGATATGAAGAAGGATGAAGCCATTGCATGGGCACGGAGCTGGCGTGAGTTATTGACGGGGCAGGAATCAATAAAGGTTCCCATTCTTTATGATCATGAAGAGCCAGCAAGGTGGTTGCCATTTAGCCCTTCCCCCGCCGATATGATGTATGACCAGGTTCTCAAACGATATACCCAGATTATAACGGCCTGCTTTGGGATTTATATTTCTGATATTGGGCTCTATGAGGAACGCCAGACCCTTGCTGGGACTATTCGTACCGAGAGGCGGGCACGAAGACAAGGGCTGGGCGCGGTGATGGCTAAGATTAAGAATCTTTGGGATAGGATTCTGCCCCCGCACCTTGAGTGGAAATGTGAGGAGGTTGATCCTGAAGATATTAGGTCTCGTGCCGCCGCTAAGGTTGCGACTGCGAATGCAATTAGTATTGGTATAAGGAGCGCGCTTTTTACTCAAGAAGAAGGCCGCCGTCAGATGATGCAGGATGGGATTTTCACTATCAAGACAGAAGAAAAACTACCTACGGAGTTGGAAGGTGCATCTCCGATACCAGCATTTACTCGCCCTCAAACCCCCTGGGGGAGTGAGCGTCCAGGTGTTGCCCCATCGGTTGGGGGTCGTGGTGGACCAGGTTCCCTAAGACTTCAAAGTTTGGCCGCCCAAGGATTCCAGAAGATGCTGGAACATGCATTAAAATTTTCACCTCCCAAAGAGATTATCAGACGGATGGTAGAGGAAGCACTAAAAGTTCTTTATCCTGTTGTTTTGAGGGCAGATATTGACAAGATTGAAAAAGCAGAGTATTATGAACGATGGCTCAACGAATTAGTACTGCTCTATTTAGGTGAAGAAAGTATACTTGCAGAAATCATAGAGAAGCAAGAGACAGACGAAAACAAAGAAAAAATCAAAACCATTATCGAGGAAGAACTAAACAAAAACAATTGGTGGGAAATCGACCTAAGCGATCTCCTAATTTTGGCGGCGCTCGCTGCCGCTTTCACTGAGACAGCAACGGAAACAGTAACCGAAATTCAGAGAGCATTATTTGAAGATGGAATTCTGGAAACACCAGAATTAGAACTTGGCTGGGAATTTGTGCTAACAGAAACTTTAACATTAGCCCAATTACGAGACTACGCTGGACAGATGATCCAAAACGTAAACGAAGGAACCAAATTCTTTATCCGAAGGGCATTATATAGAGGTGTGAAGGAAGGGTTAAGTCAGGCCCGCATCAGGGACATGATTGCAGCGGGGGAAAACATAGATACTATCCTAGCAGATGATCCAATCTTAGAATCCATAACCAAAACAACGATAGAAGAACTTAGCCAGATGACGGGGCCTAGAATAGACAGGATATTGGAGTTTGAGCTAAACCGAGCAAGGACGCTGGCCAAAATCGAAGTCATGAAACGTGCTGGGTTAACAACGAAGGGATGGGTGCATACTGGCCCTGAGAAAGAGGGCGATCCCTGTGAGATTTGTGTGGAGAACATTGCCTTGGGGTATGTACCATTGGATTATAGATATAAGAGCGTTTTTGGGGAATGTCTCGGCCCACTTGCCCATCCCCAGGGTCATTGCACGTTAAAAATCAATCGCCGAGAACTCTCGAAATTCACAGAACGGTTGCAATATTGGAAAGGGGACTAAGAAGAAGATATGAAACAATACCGAGATTCTAATTGGTTAAGGCAAAAGTATTGGGATGAAGGGTTGACACTTGCCGAAATAGGGAATTTGATGGGTGTTTGTCGTAATACTATATTCAAATGGATGAAAAGATTTAATATTCCGAGACGAGGTTCGGCTAGTCGTTTTCAAGGAGGGGAGCGATCTCTAGAGACACGGAGGAAAATGAGTGAGGCTTTTAAGGGGAAGAATCATCGCCTTTGGAAGGGAGGTCGTTTTAAAGACACAGATGGCTATATTCTTATTCATAATCCGAAACATCCTTGTGCGCGCGGTGATGGTTATATATTAGAACATCGTTTGGTTATGATGGAAGAATTGGGTCGTTATTTGGAGTCTTATGAAATTGTGCATCATAGAAATGGGATTAAAGATGATAATCGGGTTGAGAATTTGGAACTTTTCCCTCATGCAAATCAACATAATATATTAACTGTAATAACAAATGAGCATATTAAGCGATTGGAAAGTGAATTGAATGTTCAAAGCCAAAAAACAAAAAACTGGATGGAAGCATATTTTCGTGTGTTAGTTGGTGTATAAAGGTAATTAGGAGGATTTGAATGGTGAGTGAAGCAGAAAAGGCGGCAGTCGAGGTTGAACCTCTTTTGGAGGAAGCTAAACAACCACGAAAAGGCCGCCCTAGGAAAGAAATCACCGATGACGAAGCATTTCGTAAGGTTCATCTGAAGGGACAGCGGGCGATGGTCCGTGCCCTGAAAGGCATACGGGCAATGCTTGGTGAAAGCGGTGGTGGTCGGGCCAAGTATGTCGAAATCGGGCGGTATTTTATGCCGATGGAAGGTATGCCTGGGTCCGATGCTATAGAGGCGGAAGTGAACCGACTCATAGCGAGGTATCCCGCAGAAGGGTGGTATCCCCTTTATATTACCTCTCAACCTGGAACTTTAGATGCACAGGGAGGGCAAGTAAAGGGCGATCACTTCACTATTCTGTGGGGTCATGATTGAGTATTTAGTCTATCTCGCTATTGGTAAACTTCTAATATTTATGATCCAGACGGCGGGGATTCTGGAGCCCGTCTGGTCTCTTCTTCGTACTCTCGAAATACGATGTCGGAGGCTATTTGCGTTCTGGCCCGCCGAGCATGATTTGGTTGATGAATTTCGGGAGTGCGGTTTTTGTATTGGTTGTTGGGTCTTCCCAATTTTGGCATTTTGTGGTAAAATAGATATACTTGATTTTATAAGTGGACCAATCGGATTAGTTTTAACTGGATTTTTTTCCAGTTTTGTGGTACACTTAATGTCTGGGGGATGGAAGTATTATTTTGGTGAGTAAATATGCCATATACGAAGGATAAGCCGCCCGCTAGAATTAAGAAGTTGCCTGCCCATGCTAGAGCGATTTGGATCTCTGCTTATAATTCGGCAATCAAGCAATATAAAGGCGATGAAAAGAAAGCAAATGCAACTGCTTGGGCCGCCGTTTCCAGAGATTATAAAAAAGTGGGAGATAAGTGGGTTAAGAAAATGGATGAAATGAAATATTTCTCTATGGCGTTTTCCAAGATTTCAAAGCGCCAAGGGATTATGCATTTTGAATTGACCAGTAGTGATACTGATTGGGATACAGAGGAAGAGCGTCTTACACTTGAAATATTTGATGATTTTCGGCGACAAGAAGAGGAGAAGAAAGCAAAATTAGAGGAGGAGTATATTCCTCCGTATCTTTCTATGTCTCATTATCGGATGCCAATCGGCGATGTTAATGAGATATGGACGCAGGGCGAGAGATTTAAGAACAGAGGTATTTTCTACGATGATAAATTTGGCAGAGCATTGTTCAAGGCTATATTGGAAGAACGGACTAGCGGAGAAGAGGTTGAGAAGCCTATCAAGGTTAGTATAGGTTTCTGGCCCCGTGAAGCCAGGGAAGAGAATGGTAGAATTGCTTATACTAAAGGTGAATTCGATCATGTGGCTGCAACCAGAGTTCCCATCAATGTAAGAGCCACGTTTGACGAGGTGATAGAAAAAAGTATGCTTACAAAGAAAGATGATGCAACATCCATAATTGGCGAGGAATTGGCCATTGAATTGGATGATGACGAGAGAAGTCGCATGGAAAAAGGCGATTTGAAGGATGGCATGGTTATCAAGGCCGAAGATGAGGACATCTTGAAATCACTCTTAGAGGATGAGGATAGTAAGGTTGATTGTGACCGTTTGTGGGCTGCCATTCAAGCTATTGGTAAGGGAGAGGCTGGGAAGCCCGTGAATGTACCTTCAGATGTACTCTCTAAGGCTAAGAGACTTTATGCAAAACGCTGTAAGGGGAAAGGTAAGGGCCTGGTTTCTATTGGTGAGAGCCCTGTTGTGGTGGATAGACCTTACGGCGGGGCCACGAGCATCGCCGATGCGGTGGCCTACATGGAAAGTCGAGAAGTTGTATGGGATATAAGAGACGATTTACATATTTTCAGTGAGGTTGCAGAGAATATTCTCAAATCTCCTGAAGTTGAAGATAAGAAATCAGCAATGGCGAAAGCCATTAAGGAGTTAGAAGGGAAGTTAGAGGAAGATCTTATGAGTAAAGACAAAGAAAAAGCCAGTGTGTTAGATCTCTTGGAAGAGGGCATTAAGGACCCCGACGCCACCGAGGAGAAAGGTGATCAAGTCGTCGAGCCCGCGCCCGAAAAGGAGAGTTCTCTCGATGCACTGTTTGGGGTCTTAAAGACTGTCGTTCGCAATGAGGACCTGGATCGTGCAGGTAAAGTTGCTGGCGCATTTCAGTGCTTGAAGGCCATTAGCGCGGCTTGTGATCGGATTATCGAGGAAAGTACACCTCGCACCCCAGCAGATGTTATTGCTGAAATTAGTGAGGCTGCGAGCAAGGCTGCTTTCGATAAAATGATCGAAGCCATCAAGCCTTTGGCTGAAAAGATAACTATTCTAGAGGCCACTATGAGGGCTCCTTCTGGAGATCCTCAGAGGAAAGGTCTCACAGTTATTGAGAAAGCACAGGTGCAAGGGCGCGAACCTGTGAAGAAGGGGACCATCGCGTATTATGCGGCACTCGCAAGTGGCCTAGACCCCGAAACAGGAGAGGCCATATTTTAAGTTGGAGTGAAGTGAACTATGAGTCAACAGATTCCTGCTGAATTGGAGTCTCTTGCGTCTCTATATGATGAAGTGCTGCTTAACGTTCAGCAACTTGCTGGCACGAAAGAAGGCGGCAAGGTTTTGGTGGCGAAGCGTGACGCTCTCGAAACCAAGACTGTTGATCCCGTTATGACTGTAGCACAACCATTCACTCCGTCACAGTTCAACTTCCAGTACCCGCAGCCATTAGATCCATTGGAGATTATGGCGGTCTGTGAGGAGGTTGGAGTTCTTAACGCTATTCCAGAGAAACAGACGCAGTTGAAGGTCGAACTCTGGATGGAGTTAAGTAACCTCTTTATGGATGTCGTTGCGGGAGGCCAGTATATTGCCTTTGCAGATGGGGAATGCCCAGAGGAGTTTGAGGAGACGGGTACTTATCGTCACGTCACTCTCAAGAACTTGGGCGTGAAGAAGTCCCTAACTCTCTCCGATATCAAGCATTCGGCGGCTATCTCTGGGGCGGGTGGCATCGCAGCTTTGCTCGGTGCTTTCCCTGCCAGTGAGCGGGAGCCAGGAGGTTTTGACCTCGCCACGTTCCAGAGAGAACTGGTAGCCGATATCCGTGAGAAGGAGATACGGAAGGGCGCGTCTCTCACCCTTGATGCTTGGGACTGGATTCTCGTCAATGGTGCTCTTGCCACCGATCCGCTGGAATTTGACGGTATTACTACTATCGTCACAGCGGCTAATGGTGCCCACTGTAACACCGCTTGTCCCACTGGGACTTTCTCGGTGTCGGACTTTGATCGTTTCATTAGTGAAGGGTGTGCGAAACCCACTCATATCTTTGGTCATACGCAAGCTCTACAAGAACTCTCTGTTGCTTACTTCCAGTTAGGGTTTGCTGGTAGCCAGATTATTCAGATTCCTGGCCCTGAGCCCAGAGTCACCCCTGGCTATGGCTTTACTGATAGAGTGAACACCCAGGTCGGTCCGTTGCAACTGGTGGGGGACTGGAACTTTGACCGTACTGCTCAGGCTGGTGTTTGTGGTGGCGTATTTACCTCGACTCTTTATCCTTTAAGGATGTTGCATAATGGGGAACCTCTGGTCTACAGAATTACCCAGATGCCGTTTGCTTATAAGGAATTGACTCCTGGTTGTACTGCCATCAGCTTCCAAATCTGGGTGAAGACTGCTCTGGTGATTAAGGCACTGTGCGCTCAGGCTTGTTACCAGGCGTCGTTCAGTGGGAATATTGTTTCCACTTGCACTCGGATAGGATCACCTGGGCCAGGTCGAACTGGCGGAGCTCCTGTCTTAGCATAGAGATAGCTGGAGAAACCGATAGAGAAGGCTTTGAGGGGCGGGCCATAACCACCCCTCCAAAAGAATATTGTTCGGTAAATCAGGGGTGTTCGCCCTAGGGTAAACATTTGGGGCACCCCAAACAGCATACATTTACCGAACAGAGGAGAAATTATGGCTACTAATACACCAGCGAAAATACCTAACGTCATTCGATTGGCTGTAGCAGTTGCAAGCGAAACACCTGTTACTTTTCACGGTGCTGTTAGCATCATTGCGTTACGGGTTCAATGTGTAGATGCTATTGCTCTTCGGGTTTCGTTTGATGAAGGCGGCACTTTCAGCACTGATAATTTCTGGACCATAAAATCGGGAGCCGTGTGGAGACAGGATGATATTAACTGGACAGTTGATAATCCCGCAATGTGGGTTCGGATTCCCGTTTCGCCCAACGGCGATTCGATTGTAGAGATCATATACTGGGGATAAAAGTTAAGAGGGTAAATTAAATGGCTAAATGGTGTGATGAAGGCGAAACCTCGGTGGGGGATGTTTACCTAAAAGCCTCAGCAGGGGTAGCCAAGTGGTTGGGCCTGTTTGAGAATGCAGTCGAACCCGCGGAGGACGCCGTGATGACTGACATAACGGAGCAAGCAGTAGGGCTTGGTTATGGCAGAATCCAGTTACTCGATGCAGAGTGGACAGAGCAGGCCACGAAGGGCGAATTTAAGAACTTGGAAAAGACCTTTACCGCCAACGGGGGCGCTTGGGGCGACCAGTATGGTTATTTTATTACAACCGCTGAGACTGGCACGGCTGGGAAGTTGCTCGCCGTGGAACTATTCAGCGATGGCCCTTATGCGGTCAATGATGGCTGGAGCGTGAAGATAACGCCTACTATCACTGTTGCGTAATGAGGTGATATGAGCACGGCCCTCTATAATCCCAACAGCGATATTCAGACTGAGTGGGATACTACTGGCGTTGACCATTATACTGAAATAGATGAGGGCACTACACCTGTTCTTGCTGACCATGTGCAGACCAAGGGCGGGGGGGATATTGATGAGTGGGGATTCGCCACCCCTGGCGAGTCTGGTATCAATTTTATTAGAGCTCACATATACGCTGAGACTGGTAGTAATGCTACCTTCCTTATCAGTCTCCAGCAAGGCGGGGTCGAGCGGGCGAGTTTCCAGGTTCCTGTTGGTCAAAGTCAACAGTGGTTCTCCTGTCAATGGGATAATCCATCAGGAGATCTGAGTGCCCTGACCATTGAGGTTACGCACACCAAATCTGGTGGCGGCGGCCCGACTTATAGTACGGTTTATACTGCTTATTTGGAAGTAGATTATACTGAAATTCAAGAGTTTCCTTATTCTGGTAATATTCCCCTGACTAGTACCCCAAGTTATTTGTCCTCTGTGATTATGACTTACGCTGGAATCGCTCCTCTGATGACTACACCGAGTTATGATTCTCTTCTTGATAGGACCTATGATGGAGCCCTTCCCGTGGGGTGTGTGCCAAGTTACCTTTCAGCCTTGGAGAAGGGGTATAGTGGGATTGTTTCATTGGCGGTATTGCCAAGCTACCTCTCCGCTCTCGAAAAAGGATATAACGGTGTAATTTCCCCAAATTTGTTACCGAGTTACTTGTCTATTCTTGATGGGGCATATGATGGGACGATTCCTGTGGCAATCTCTCCAGGTTATGATTCAAAGGTAGAGGTGATTTATGCTGGGGCAGTTGCAGTGGGAATATTGCCCAGTTATAGTTCCATTGTAGAGATGTTATATGGGGGTCAGGTTCCTGTTCTTGTGGTTCCGAGCGCGAGTTATTCGCTGGAATCTGTGCAGGAATTTGTTTATTCGGGACAGGTTGATATAGGATTATTGTCTAGTTACCTATCGACATTGGAGAAAGGCTATCAGGGGCAGATTTCTCTGATTCTTTTATCGGGTTATGATTCTATTGTAGATAGGATTTATTTGGGGGAGATTCCTCTAGTTGTTGTACCGAGTCGTTTGTCCGCGCTGGAAATGGAGTATGATGGTTCTGCGGCGCTGGTAATTGTACCTGAGAGTATCTATTCTTTGGAGGAGAGTGGGACTGAGTTTGTTTATTCTGGTAGTGTTTTTGTTTTTGTGTTGCCCAGATACGTTTTGGTCGCCGAGGGGGAAGTGAGAATGGATTCCCGTTATCCGCATTGTCTTCGTTGTGGTGGTCCTTTGGGGGTTCATGCTGGGATTAGGGGACCAAATGTGCAGTATCACAATTATGAGTGTCGTTTGGGTTTAGAACATCCCGACTATGATTAGGCGATGTGAGAATGGCTGATGTACCAGTTAGAGACTATCATTTCAGGCCCCGACAAAGACCAGTAAAGAGTCCCAGAACTGGTCGTAGATATAAATGGGAACATAAGGGATCACCATTTGCTATATGTATGGTAGCAGAGGGGGATTTGCAGTTTATTGAAGCTGTTAAGAAGGGCTGTTGTGGAAGTCGCGGGCGTTACTACAAACGAGCGACACAGGAGGAATACAACGCATGGTTGGGGAAATGAATGTTGAGGATTTTATACCTATTGATGATAGGGTGCTTGTGAGACCACATGAGATTGAGGAAAAGACTGAGAGTGGGGTTTATCTTCCCCCCGCCGCTCTTGCTGAGAAAAGAGAGATAGTACAGTCGGGCGAGATAGTTGCTATTGGTCCTGGCCGTCTAAACGCGGAGGGGAAGCGTGAAGCTATGATGGATTTACGACCTGGGGACACGACGTTTTTCGCTCGCTTCCAGGGTTGGTTATTTGTGGTTGATGATGTAGAATACCGAGTGTTTGGGCAGCACGATCTGTTTGGTTATAGGAAGAGAGAAGGTGAGTAGATGTGCCCGCTGTGGGACTCCTCTAGGGGTTCGTGTGGGCATTATGGTGGGAGGCGAGTTATTTTGCAATTATGAGTGTGCCCAAGATTTAGAGGGGGAAAGGGAACGGGCTCCCCTCCCAGTAATGGAGAGGAAAATGAATCCAGATGATCGGTATCCTCGGTGTGTTCAGTGTGATAAACCTTTAGGAGTTCACGCAGGCATTAAAAGGGAAGGTGTAAGGGTATGTAATCGAGATTGTGAATATCTTTACTTCGGCCCCCCCGATCCTTATACGGAAACAATGATAATGGATTTTAGTTTTCGTACTGCGCTGGAGGATTTGAAGAAACAAAACCCTGAAGTTGATGAGGCGGGTATTTTGGCCTTGTATTATCTAGGTTGGGTGAAAGTTCCTAGTCGGGGGGCGGGGGATTACGATATTTACGAGAAAGTGAGAGGATGGTGTGAGGTAGAATAGAACCTTAAAATTTCCAGTTTTGTCTTGTAATTGACTAAAACCATGATATAATGAAGGTACTCCCCAGCATTCCTCTAGCGTGGTAGGGACGCCGACCCGTATGGGAGCGTTAGGGCGATGCTGGCGCGGGGCTGCTGACGAGCAGCCCTGGCTAATCCTCCCCGCCCCCCGCTGATGAGTAGACTGGCGGGTGGCTTGATAATCAATAGGGATTATGTGGAAATCTAAATAAAGGTATCCTTTTCTTTATGGGAACTCGGTTCAGTGTGATTGTGCCCACTACTGGTGGGCGTATGAAAAATTTAGATCTGGTTCTTTGTTCTCTGGCCAACCAATATTTTCCTAAAGATGATTATGAAATAATTGTGGTAAACGATGGTGGCGAGCCGGAGGTAAAGGATCTGGTTGCCTCCTATAAGGGGGAGTTTGGGAAAATTGTTTATATTGTATCTCCCAAATTTGAGTCCATTCCCCTTTCTCAGGTTGCTCCAACAGATGTAGAGGCTACTATAACTATTTGGGGGGAAGGGGGAGATCTTATCAAACTTGTTCCCAACGAACAACCCCGCAACAAGGGGGCAAGGCAGGCGGAACATGGTTTTTATATTTTCGCTGATTCTGATGTGGTTCTTTCTCCTATGACTCTCGCGCTCTATAACCAGGATATTTCTAACAATCCTGATCGGATCATCTTAGGGATTTATCATTGGTTACATCCTATGGAGATAACTAAAAGAGATATAATTGAACGATTTGATGATATAGTCCATCATCGTCTTATGAAGGTTCCTCTCAACCGCCCGCAAACTCATAATATTTGCCGTGATATGCGGTTGAAAAATTTTGAAGCAACGACCCCAGATGAGGTTCACCGTGCCCCTAATCACATGAATGATGGTCTTGCTTGTTTTAGTGGGAATATATGTTGGCCCAAGAATCTGTTTTGGGATATAGGTGGTTATAATCCTTATCTTCATGCAGGAGCCCACGAGGATGGGATGAGTGGGTTGACGGCTTACTTCGCAGGGTTTGGAATCTCCTACGACAAGCGGATCATTGGTGGGCATATATACCATGACAGAGACATTTCGTATGTTGAATCTTTCAAGTGGGCCGAGATAGAGATTATAAATGATAAGTTTAAGGATGAACCAGAATTCAAAGGTGTACTTGAGCAGACGGAGGAAGAGAAGAAACAATTAGGCGTGGGGGATTGGAAGAAAGAATGGTGATTAAGTTATTCATCATTCTGACTATGGTTGTCACAGGGTATTGTGATGCTACTGGAGCCTCGCCATTTGAGGGAATGACTGCTTCGGGGGTTTATACAAATAGATTCACAACGGCTTGCCCTCCCGAAATGGAATTTGGTACAGTAATTATAATGGACGGAAAGATATTTATCTGCGAGGATAGGGGCGGTGCGATTAAAGGGAATAGGCTTGACATTTGGTTCCCGACTTGTGATGATGCAATTTTGTGGGGGCGACAAGAAAAAGAGGTTTTAATATTGGGGGCGAGGGGGAAATGATAATGATGGAATTTCGGATATGTCCAGATTGTGGTGGGTATGAAATGGTACCAATATCAGAGGAAATTGATTTCTATGGCACTAGTGATGCCAGTCAACGTCCTTGTGCTTGCAAGCTGAAAGAGGAAGAGGAGGAATGGGTACAATTACCGTTATGGAACCAATCAGAATTAGACCAGACATAAAAGGGATTCAATGTGTCCAAGAGGGTGCAATGGAATTGGGGGCATGGTGGGAGGAGCCCAATGTTAATCGCCTTTGGTTTAGAATTCCTTGGGAAGATAAAAGTGTTATGGCTACTTCCACTCATCTCCTTATCTTGGAAAACATTCCTGATGAGATAGAAAGTGTGATGAGTGTGGGAGATGGTGGTCTATGGTGCTGGCTGGTCGCCGCCGCCCATAAAACAGCGATTGATGAGGGTGACATCCCAGAGTATGTAGCAGATACTCGAATTGTGTCCCCCGCTAATAAATTCAGAGAAAGAGTTAAAAGAGGATTTATTGAAATCCCTGATAGTGATGTAGTTATAGTATCTAATCTTGGAAGTTGGCACTATGGATGGTTCGAGCGCCATGCAAAAAAGAGAATAATTGTATATTCTCTGGGGAGTTTGATGTTTCTGAAAGCGAGGGGTTATGAAGTGAAGGGATTGGAAACGAAATTTGGACCAGAGTTCGTGGCTTGGAGGTGAGGGATAATGAGTAAGATTGAAGAGCTGGAGGAGCAAATAGAAGATTTACAGCGGGCTATAAAAGCGATTACGAAGATGGAGCCTGGTGGATTTCCTGGAGATTATGCCGAGGTGCTCAACTTTCATTATAGGGGGCATGTTCAGGTTGGGGAAAGGTTGGTACGCCACGACCAGAAGTTAGATTATATCTCACAGACGTTGAAAAGATTGGGGCGAGAAGTGAAACAGATACGGTTGGCTATAATGCGGCTTGGGTCCGATGAAGCTATTCATAACCTGATTGGAAGGGGAAATAATGGGTGAATATCTGGTTGATAAGGTTGATCTCTCTTGGGTTTGGAAAACTGTTGCAGCAATGGCTATAGTTATGTCATCTACGTTTATGGGTGGATTTTTACTGGGTTGGTTTCTTTGCGGGCGGTGGGGATGAGTAAGGTAGCTGTAGTGACAATGGCAAGAACGGGTTCTACAAGATTACCTAACAAGGTTATCTTTGATCTTGGTGGCAAACCAGCGTTTATACAGGCTATCGAGAGAGTCACTAGTGTCGTAAAAGCGGATTATGTGGTTGTGGCTTGCTCGATTTATGCGCGGGATGATCCGATTGAACTCTTCGCGAAACAGTACGGGATAGATTGTTTTCGTGGCCCAGAGGAGGATACAGGTGGCCGATTGAGGATGTGTGGAGAATGGTTAGGTCTAAAAGATGATGATTGGCTTGTAAGCTCTAGTTCTGACCAACCTTTGAGCATAACAAAGTGGTTGCCTTGGGGAATAGAGCAACTTCAAAAACGTGATTGTGCTTACTTAAGGTTTGTTGCGCCCCCCAATAATACCTTGCCTTGGGCTGTGCACGGAAGTGGCCTTACCTCTTGGCGGCTATCGTGGTGCAATTATAAAACATTTGGTTCCGAGAAAGGCATACATCATGCAACAACGAGAGCTGCGATGTATGTTGATGATTTTAGGCAATCAGGTGGCAAAGTGCTTATTGTGAATTGGCCTCCAGGGTATCTCAAACCTTGGCCTTGGGGTCCTTTGTTTCTTGACCATGAAGTACAGGCACTTGTATTAAAAGAGATTTACAGACGTCTCTACAAGGGAACGCCGATTGATCCTTTTGATGTATATGAATTATTTAATAATGACCCGCATCTTGCTGAGTTTATTTCTGTTGACGCGCCAGAAACTATAAATCCTACACCTACCCCAGTGGGAGATCCCTATCTGAGAAGTGTGAGATTGAATGCAGACTATGTTGAAGTGACTTGGAAAGGAGGGGTTGATGTAACATCGAAGTACGCAAGAAAAGACTATGCAAAACAAAACTAATAGGAGGTATGAGTGTTAAAACGAATAATTAGTATAATACTGCTAGCAACAGTATTACTAGTGGCCTGTGCGCCAGCCGCCCCATCTCCTGAAGTAATCGTGGAGACGGTGATAGAAACCGTGGTGGTTGAAGTAACACCAGTCCCCGTTGACGAGGGTCCTGAACCTGTAGAACTCCTCTGGTGGACTGAGGACTGTGCCTACGTGCCGTGGGAAGCCTGTGAGGGCTGGAACGATACCTATTGTGGTGATGGCCGTATAACGGAGTCAGGAGATATAGGCCCAATATATGTCGAGGAATGGCACAAACTCTACCCCGAATACGCTCACGTCAATGTCAAGTGTATTATCGCTGGGTTCGGGGGTGGGCGCATAGGTACTGAATTGACGGCCATGATACGGGCAGGTGAAGGCCCCAACATCTATATGCTCTACGGGGGAAGGGGTTGGCTTGCCTACAAGTTGGGCGTTAACCTTGATCCATACATATCGGACGAGGCCAAGGCTGATTACCTCAACTACGAACAGTGGTTCGATGAGGACGGTACAGTTGTTATGCTTCCTAGTTCGGGTGTCATCGAGTATCCCGTAGCTAATAAGCAACTCATCGAACGTGCCTGTGCCCAAGAGGGATTTGATTGTGAGATCCCTGAGCGTTGGAGCATCATGTCCTATGATGACTACCTGGAAATCGCAGAGGCTATCAAGGCTCTCGATGACGGCTCCTACATGGGGATACTCTTCGGTATGCACGCATCAGGCCAGACTTGGAACATGCTTTACTTCACCCAGGCAGGTCTCTCCCCGACCGAGGGTGGTAAGTTTACTGGATTCGCAGGTGGCGAAGATGTTCTAACTGAACTCCTCCGCCTATACGATGAAGGTTACTTCTATCCTGATATAGCAGGCGCTTCTGATGACGATGCCATCAGGCTCTTCGCCCCTGGCAAGATTGGCATCTTCATGGCTCGTCTATCAATTGGTCCTTCGTACATCGGCCCTGCTGTAGAAGCTGGGGAGTGTGAACCTTGGGATTTAATCCCGCTTCTGGGTATTCAGTTCAGAGAAGGCGTTACTCCTCTCATTGCAGGAAGCCAGTATGGTCGGGTCGGCTTCATGTCCGAGAACACGCCCGAAGAACATCGGGAAGCCGCCATGAGCTTCCTGTCTTACGTTCTTTCTGCCCCCTGGATGGGAGAGTCACCAGGCGTAAATGCTATGAGTGGTGGGGACATGTTTATCCCTCTCCATTCAATGGTGGAACGCGGGATAGCAGCACCTGGTCGGGATGAAGCTTACGCCCATATTCAGGAATATGGCCTCGCCGACTATGGTTTGCAAATACCGTTCTACAACGACGTTCGTGCAGCGTTCGGCGATATGCTCTCTGCTGTCGCTTTACATGAACTAACACCTGAAGAAGCTCTAGCACAATTCCAGGCCAAGATCGTAGAACTGGAAGAGGAGTGGAACAGGTAGCAAGTGAAGAAGCACAATTGGTGGGGGCCGGTTCTGCTGGCCCCTGCCTTGCTCTTACTAATGTTCATGTATATTCTGCCAACTCTCTATGCCGCCCGCCTGAGTTTCTACGATGTGGGCTTTGCGAAAGATACTTGGTTGGGACTGGAGAACTTTCGCCGTCTCCTGTCTAAGGGGGGATGGGTGACAAGCATGCAAGTATCAGGAAAATTCCTAGTTCTGGTCTTGTTTGTAAGTTTAATAATTGCATATATTTTGGCATTAGCTCTCAGAAAGTTTAGTGAGCGGTTCTGTAGGATGATTTTGACCTTATATTATATCCCAACTATTTTTGCGGGGGTAGTAACAGTAGCGGTCTGGAGATGGTTTTATAGATACCCGAACGGTGGGCTAAACAATATTTTAGACTCTCTTCATTTGCCTACTATCTCGTGGCTGGGAACTCCAATAACTGCACCTTGGGCTCTTGGATTTTTAATGATGGGAACCATGTTTGGGTTCTCCACCTTGTTGTATGTGGCTGCTATTGGTCAGATAGATTTAGAACTCTTGGGGGCTGCTAAGATAGATGGTGCCAATGAGTTCCAATTGATATGGTATATCATCACACCTCTGACCCATCGAGTGAGACTCTATATAACCTTGATCAGCACTGTCGGTGCTTTAAGTATTTGGGAACATCCATTCTTCTATACGGGTGGAGGCCCCATAGGAAGTACCACAACAGTGCTCCTAAAAGTCTATCAGGAGGCTTTCGCCAGGGACAATATTGGATTAGGAAGTGCCATGACTACAGTAACAACATCTATCATTTTAATTTTTGCAATCTTCGGAGTAAGATATTTTAGGGAATTTTTGGGATGAGGGGATTCACGAGAACACAAAAACTATTAGCAATCTTACTGATCTTGTTTGGGGTGATTTGGCTTTTCCCAGCCTATTTCACTATACAAACCTCGTTTCTTAGCAAATTCACCAGCCCTACGAATTTATGGGGTCACGTACATCTCGAAAATTGGAAGGCGCTTCCTTGGCGTAAGTTGGGTAGCTGGGCATTTAATACTGTTATTGTCTGTGGGATAGCAGTTATTCTTTCCCCTATAGTTTGTATAAGTGCGGGTTATGCTTTTGTTAGATATAACTTTTGGGGAAAAGAAGCAATATTTTATTTATTTTTACTGGCGATAACGGTGCCTGGTGTTGCTTTGTTTTTACCTAGATACTTGCTAATTGTCCGCTCTGGTCTAAGGGGCACTCATCTTGGTCTAGCCCTTCCTGGGATTATGGCCCCCGCCGCGGTTTTTCTTGCAAGGCAATATCTCTCGCAAATGGATATATCTATTGTTGAAGCTGCTAGACTGGACGGAGCATCAGAGATAAGGATTCTCCGTAGTATTGTTTTTCCACTTTCAGTGCCTTTAATAGTATTGAATTTAATTGGAGGATTTACGGCGGTCTATGGGGATTTTTTCTGGCAGTTTTTAGTTGGCGGAGGTATTCAGACCTTGGCAGTAGGCATCGGCCTGTTTATACTTTCTACGGATTCCGGTGGTGCATTGGGAGGGTCAGTTAGCTCGGCTTTGGGGGGGACCACTCCCATTACAGTGGAATCCCTTAGGGCAGCGGTCTCGGTTTTGCAATCTCTGCCATTATTGATCTTATTCATCGTTGGGCAAAAATATTTTGTGAAGGGTATTAAAATATGAAACTAGCAATTGTCGGCTGGCGTCCTTGGTCGGTTGTGCGGAGGTATAAGAGCTTAATTGTTAATGCTAAAAAGTTGGGCCACCAGGTTGTTGGCATTGCTCTTGAGCATTATGGTGATCGTCCAAAGACAGCATCTCTATTTCGGGATTTGGGGGTGCCAGTAGGTTCGTTGAATCAATTCCGCCCCGATGCTGTCTTTGGGGAATGTTTCTGGAACGCAGAAGAAAATGCTGCCCGTGTGTGGGCGCGGGGAGCACGCAAGAAGTATTTTGTGTTGGACCATGGTAAATGGAATGCGCCTGTTGATCTTTATAATCATGGTAATATGAAACCACCAAATGTAATGTTAACAGTAAATGAAAAGAATGCTGATTATCTATGTAAGGAATTTAGAATTCAGGCGATTCCTGTGGGTGTTCCTAATTTTGATGTGGAATATGAGGTTGATATAGATAAAGTTAGAATAGATTTGGGAGTTACGAACCAACCAATGGTCGCTCTCTTCTTGGAAGTGGTTTATCAGGGAATCCGCTTAGAATATGAACGGGAAAGGTTATTTTCTTTTCTCGCTCTAGCCCAGAGGAAGAATTGGAAAGTTTTCATGCACATTGATCCCGATGAACAAGGAAGAAAAACCAGGTTCCTAGATCGGGGACATCCCCGCCGTGCTTTTCTCAGGGAACTCCAGGGTAGGGGAGGTATCTTTGTTTCATGTTTTCCTGGGGATTATAATGATGTTATATTCAAACCCTGCGGACCTATGGCTTTGATGCGTTCTGCTGATCTTGTGTGTGGTACTTATCATAAGATGTTTGAGGCTTATGTTGCCACCAAGAAATATTTTTGGATGAGAGAAGGAGAAGAAGGTGAAGGACATATATCTCTGAATAGACATCCCAATCTTGTTAAGGTTGACCCAGATTATGGAAATATCGTAAAAGCGATTGAAGAGAATACGGCATCTTTTGAGCAACATCCAGCTTATGTGAAACGGTGGTTCTATAAATTGGACGGAAAGTGCTGGATGCGGATATTGGCTGTTGCAGAAGCATCGAGGAGAAGATAATGGAATTCGTACATGAAGCATTGAGAAACAAACACAAAGACCAGCCAGTTTGGGTTGTAGGTGCTGATCCCACAATAGTAAAGTTTCCCAAGGATTTCCTGAAGGATAAATTATCTATAGTTGTAGGAAGTGCTTATGTTGCTTTTCCGAATGGAACTTATAATTACAATAACGAATATAGAACCGTTGAGGAATTTTGGCCAGGGAGGTTTCCTGATTATTTGACCAAATCACACATTTGGGCTTTCCCGTTTTATGGTATGGGTGAGGGAGGATCCAGAAAGTTTATTGAAGAACATAAACCCCCGAAACTTTGGTCTTTACATTATAGACCTTACCCACCAAAGGGTCGTCGCCCCGATATACTTACGGATGTGGGATACAATGCTATGGTTGGGTTAGTTCATAAGGCAAATGAGGGACACCCAGGCCCCTACGGTGGGTTTGGCACGAGTCTCCATTGCGCGCTCTATTCTGCTATTATTATGGGTTGTAACCCGATTAACATAATTGCTTGTAGCCATCGGATAATAGGTGGATATTATCATGCCCCAGAACTGGGTGGGGTTCCCGCCACTCCTCAGCAGATTGTCGCTGCCACCAAAAGCATGCGCAGTTTTAACGAACGGGGAACGCAGGCGATCATGGAAGGATGCCGAAAGGAGGGTATAACAGTTCTTAGGTTTATTGGTTATGAGGGGGTTCAAGCAGCCATTAAAATTGCAGAAGCAATGGGGAGGAAATGACAACAATTGCGGCGATTCTTTTACATTATTGGAAACAAAGAACGGGTAATGTCGAGAGGGTGATTGAAGATTTAAAACGAGGCACTCGCCCCCCCGATAAGATTATTGTCTTTAATAATAACAAGGACGTGGTATTCCCTTCCCTCCCCGAAGTGATTGTAATAAACTCCAATCATAATTATCATTGCCTGATGAGACATGCTATGGGGCTGATGGCGGGGACCGACCTTTGCTTATTTGTGGACGATGATATAACGTTGCAGGTGAACGGTTTGGCGTATCTGCTTCAACAGCACAACTCTCATCCTAAAGCAATTATAGGATTTGAAGGGAGAATACTAGGGAGAGATAAAAAGAACCCTTACACCTCTGGTTCCAGAGTTCATCATGTATCTAGGCCCACACCAGTAGATATAGTTTTGGGAAGAGTTCATCTTTGTCATGTTAACAAACTTCTGAATTCCTTTGTGATGAGAGCCAAGATAGGCAATTTCTCCGATGATAGTGTGGGGTCTTATTCAACGGATGATATTCTCTTGTCCCTCTCAAACAGGATTTTGAATAGAGCCCAGAATTATGTGGTTCCTTCCAAAGCAATAGAACTTTCAGAGAGAGGGGTTGGTTATCATGGTACAGATAAGCAACACTACCCCAGGAGGAATGCCGCTTGTAGGAAGTTATTAGGTTATGGCTGAATTTTTGACTTTTGTGACACGAACATGCAAGCGCCCTCACATGTTGTTGAAAAATATGGAATCTGTTCGCACACAAACGGATGATGATTGGAAACAGATTATTTTAGTGGATGATAAGAAGAGGGGGAAGTTTTATGCTAACAAGATGCTCGCTGCTCACAAAGGAAGAATTAAGGGACAGTATGTTTATATTTTAGATGATGATCATCGGTTGATTATTCCTGACTTTGTGACAGGGATTCGGAACATTGTTAAAAAGAAGAATCCAGATATCATTATGGTGAAGTGTAAAATTCGTTATCATGGAATTTTGCCCCGCCGATGGAGACAGAAACCAAAAAGTGCCTATATAGATACAGGATGTTTTGTGGTTAGGGGAACATTGTGGAGGAAGCATATTGGAACATTTGGTGTGCCTGTGTGCGGGGATTATCATTTTATTACTAGGGTTTGGAAACAGAAAGGAGTAAGGATAGAATGGTGGGATAAGGTTGTCGCCGAGGATTTGAGGGAAACAATGCAATGGGGATGAAAATCTGGGTCATTCGTGGTGGCGAGATAATAGATTATGAGCGTGTTGGTAAATGCTTGGGCTGTGGAGAGTGCTGTGGGCGATTTGCCTATCATTGTCAGATGGCCGAGTCCCCCAAAGAGGCCAAAAACGGAAAGTACGCAGATCTAACAAAGCGCGAGGGTTGGGCTGTAGAAGATTGGGATGATGAGAACGAGTGGCGATGGTGGGGACCGTTCGATATTACCGAGCGGAAGAAACCGTGTCAATCGTTCAATTCCAAAACCAGGCGATGCAAGGTATTTGGGGAGAAGAAATGGCCAGAAGTTTGCCGTAAGTTCCCTTTGAGGTCAGAGGACTTAGAAGGATTATCTAACTGTGGTTTTTCCTTTAGGGAGACACAGTGAAATATAAAACGATACTGGCTGATCCTCCTTGGAAGTATGGCAAGGGTTGGGGGTGGGGGGCGGGCGAGTATTATCCGCTGATGACCGTTGAAGAAATATGTGCGCTCTCTATTCCCTCCGAGGACAACGCCCATCTATATTTGTGGTCGCCCAATGGGATGTTACCCGATGCTTTACGAGTGATGAAGGCCTGGGGGTTTACCTACAAGACTTGTATCACTTGGGTAAAGCATAGATCTATCTTTGGTTATTATTTTAAAGGGCAAACGGAGCAACTGCTTTTTGGTGTGAAAGGACGATTGCCCCCTGCCGATAGACGGCAAGTTACAGTTCTGTTTGCCGATATTAGAAAGCACAGCCAAAAACCTAATGAGATTTATGAAGTAATAGAGAAGGTTTCTCCCCCACCATATTTGGAATTGTTTGCCCGCCAAAGGCATAATGGCTGGGATGTATGGGGCAATGAAGTAAGGAGCGATATAGAGATATGAAATTCGTTTCTCTATGTATTCTCAGTTACAAAAGATTGGCTTTTCTGAAAAGTACGATCAATTCTATCAAGGAAACCACAAAATTTTCTTATGAGTTGCTAGTACATGATGATGGCTCGGATGAGAATTGGTTCTATATCCAAGACTTAATGTGGGCTAGGGAAATCAGCACCGCTATATACAACACAGGAAGTAATATGGGAGTGGGCGAAGCCATCCATCGGCTCTTTTCTTGTGCGAAGGGGGAATATCTGGTCAAGTTGGATGCGGACCTTCAATTCCGATCCAATTGGTTGACTTTAGGCGTGGCTCTACTAGATAAATACCCTGATATTGGAGCCCTTGGGTGGTTCGCCTACCCCGCTCCCAGCGAACATAAAATCACCCGCAATCGTGAGGATCCCAGCAAGGATAATACTCTCATTGAAATAAGAGAGGATTGTGAAATCGTTCATGATTTCGTTTCCTCAGCAATGATTATCCGAAGAGAACATTGGGAGAAATATGGGATTGAACGGGGCTCAGAAGCATTTGCTGAGGATATTGGGCTCAAGGAGAAAATGAAAGCCGACGGCCTGCTGATGGCTATTACCAAAAAGGATTACATTGAGAATGTTGGATTTGGTCTTGAAAAAAGTGTAGTTGTAACTCCTGATGAAGCAGGCCAACCCCAAGTGGCGAAGATTTGTAAATACCCTTTGCTTTTTAAGGACGGTAAAGCAATACCTATGATTGATATAAAGGAGGAGGAGAGGGATGAAATTAAGGAAAGCCTTGGACAAGATTAAAAGGAAAGCATCAGGTTATATATTAGCTTATGACCCCCGTGGGAAGACTGAATATGCGTGTAGAGCGTGGTTTGCCGAACATGGACCTTGGTTCCATGGTTATGGGACTAGTGAGGAGGAGGCCGCCGAGGATTGCTTAATGAAATTGAAAGCATGGTGGGATGTGAGAGATAAAGTTAACGTGGGGGACGGACTTTCTCGGCGTCGGGAGAAGGATGGGAAAGAAACGGAAGAAAAAACGGATACCGAAGAGGAAACGAGAATCACCTAAAGATTTGGTTGCATCACCAAGACCATTGGTGGATATTGTAATTCCCGTCTATGGGCATCCAAATATGTTGCGGGGCACAATTGCTTCTCTCAGGTTACATCCCAGTTCAATCTCGTGGAGATGTTTCGTTGTAGATGATGCCAGCCCCGAAGAGAATGAAACAGAATTAAACACCATCTATCGGAGTTTGAAGAAGGATCGCCGTTTCCGTGTGATAAAATCTAAAAAGAATCTTGGTTATGCGGGAGCCAATAATAAAGGGGCCGCTTCTGGTAGTTCTCAATTTATTCTTTTGTTGAATAGTGATACGAGAACAACTGGGGATTGGCTCGCCCTCCTGGTGAAAGAGATGCATGATTCAAAAGTGGGAGTGGTTGGGTGTAAATTATTATTTTTTCCTGAGAGATTCAATGACCCCAAACGCCCCGCTGGTAGGATTCAACATGCGGGGGTGGTTTTTAATGTAACACGGGCTCCCTATCACAGGATGATTGGCTGGCCCTCAGATGATATACGTGTTAATCGAAGAGAGGAAATGCAATCTGTTACTGGTGCTTGTTTTCTTACAAGACGAAATCTCTGGAGTAAGATTCGGGGTCTAAACGAGATTTACACAAAGGGCAACTTTGAAGACGTGGAATATTGTGTTCACCTGGAGCATTTGGGTTATAAAGTGATTTATACTCCAGAACCTCTTATTTATCACTTTGGTGGGGGATCTGAGAATTATCAAACTGCTCAGAGGAATCTCCAGATATTTTTGATGCGGTGCGGACAGGCGGTCCGATTTGATGATTACTGCTTCGCTCGGAAGGATGAGGCCCAATGAGATGGCTATATTGTATATTTCAGAATTTGTGGCAAGAGGTAGTGGTTATTTTAGGATCGCGGAGGGACTTGCTCCCCGCTTAGATGAAAGGGAGCCTTTATATTTCTTGGGTCTAAATTATCGGGGCGCGTACCATCCCTATAACTTTACAGTTGTTCCTACTAGGGCAGATTGGATTCCCGCCCAGATGGAAGAGATGCTGGGGGATAAATCTTTAGACATTAACAAAGTTGTTGTTGCTTTGGATCTTCCAGTTCAGACTCAAAGAGTTCTTGCCTTTTTCCCCCCACAGAAACGAGAGGGATGGAGATACATAGGAATTTTCCCTCTTGATGGTGGTCCCCTTTCCCGCAGGTTTGCCCTCCCCATTCGATTTATGAACATTAGTTTCGCTATTAGTAAATTTGCCCATCATTGCTGTCTTGATTTGGATTTGGATGTTCATTATTTGCCCATTGGAATAGAGGAAAAATCTTGGCGGCCCATCGAAAAGGAACATAAAGAAAAAGTTAGAAAAGAATTTAATGTTGCCGACAAATTTGTTGTTCTTTTTGTGGGTGACAACCACGAACGAAAATATGCTGTAGGGGCAATGGAAATTTTTGCTGAATTCTCTAAGGATAAGGATGATACAGAGTTGTGGATGGTAACTCGTCTCGGTAGTGCCTATGGTTTTGATTTGGAATATTATGCCCAGATGTGGGGAATAGAGGACAGAGTGAAATTCTGGGAGCGCACTCTTTCCCCCAAATCTCTTTGGCTTATGTATGCTGCATCTGATGTTTTGCTTAACACCTCTAAGGCTGAAGGTCTGGGCCTCCCGCTACTAGAAGCAATGTCAGTTGGGGGAGCGATCCCTGTAGGTAC